TAACATTCTAAGTCATCCATTAATTCTTCATCTAATTCTTCAAGAGATTTAGCTGAAGCTTTCTCTTCAATTTCATCAATTTTACCAGCCTTATTTTGTACAAAAGTATCTACTAAGTCTGTAGACACAACTATTTTAGTTTTATCTTCTGGTGTTATTTTCTCTTCTCCTGTTTCTGTTGCATTCATTACAGCATCTTTTAATGTAAATGATTGGTTTAATGTACTAAAAGTTAGTGTTATAGAAGATGTTGAATTTAGTGGAGTAACTACTATAGTTTTATTACTAGCATTTACTGATTTAACCACTACTGTTTCATCTACTTGAACATTAACACCTGAAACAAAGATAGTATTTTTTGCAACAAACTCTGTACCTGGAACCAATGATTCCGGAACAATTTTAATATCTTGTGGAGTATTTAATTGGTTAGCTTTTTCTTTAGCCATAGTTTGCATTTCTTGCAAGTCTTCATAAGAGATTAACCGTTGTGAATTTTTAATACTAAGATCAGCTATTAAATTATTAAACTCTTCTTTTGTAGTTACTTTATCTAAGTCAGCTTTAAAGTCAGATATCTTATATCTTAATGAATCATCAATAACAACAACTTCTCTTTCTTTTACTTCTGCTTCTACTGCAGGAGACTCTACATCATCACTTGATTCAGCATCTGCAGGAACTACATTTGTTTTTAAAGCAGCTAGTTCTGCATCATATATTTTTTTAACTTCTCTAACTTCATCACTTGAAATATCACCAGCTTCAATTTTTGCTATATCTTTTAAAATATCAGATTTTCTTGCTTCATTATATGGTTTAAAAATATCAGCTAATTTCTGAACAGCCATAATTCTACTTGCAATATCAGAGTTTGGATTAGCTAATGCATCTTCTGCATCATGCTTTTCCATAATATCACCACCAGAAGGTATCATAACTGTTTTTCCACTAACTGTACTTGTAGTTGAAGGTATTTTAGAAGCTTCTAGTTTTAGTTGTCTTAAATATCTTTCTTCTCCTTTTGTTTTTGCAAATTCTAATGTTTGTTTAGCTTGCTCATCAAATGGTAAAGCTTCTAATTCTTCTTGTCTTCTTCTTTCTATTTCAGCTTTAGTATCTGTAGTAGTAGTAGCTTTTTCTACAGGGATTAGTTTATCTATCTCTGCTTGAGCTTCTGCTTTGTTTAAAGCAATTAAGAAATCAGTAGCAAGTAATGTAGGTGAAGTAGGTTTATTAGCTGATAAGATTTTATCATCTGTAGTACTGACACTCATCTCAATTGGTAAGACAGCAATCTTAGCTTCTGTACCAAGCATACTCATTAACAAATTAGCATTGGCTGTTTGTAGCATTGCTGCTTGCTTCATCTTAGACTTAGGATTATCTTTTTTATTAAAGATATCCCAGTTACTTTTTGAATCCGGAGTCACTGCTACAATAGTCAAATTACTATTTGCATCTGCTACTAGTAAGTCTATTGTACTAGCCATTTTAGATTTGGTATCATATACCGTCAATCCTTGAGATACAATAAATAACTCACCATTATCTACTCTTTGTTTTAACTTAGTAAGATATCCTTTATCTCCAAATAAATTATCATATGCTTCTTGAGTAATCTTAGTTTCATCAAACATAGGAGTTCCTTCTGGATCAAATAAGTTTTTAACTTGTTCATCTACATAATCCTTAAATGGAGATTTAACTTCATCAATACCTAATGCATTATTAGCAGTTTGGTATTGTTCACCATTTACTGTTATGCCTTCTTCAGTTATTACTATATCACCTTGCTTTTCTTTAATAGTATTAATTTTATCAATGGCTGCTTTAAGTTCAGGAGTTAATCCTTTTCTGGATCTGGTTGCAATAAGTTTTTCAAAGTCAGTAACAAGAACTTTGTACTTACTTTTATCAGTCATATCTTCTGTAGTAGCATTTTCTTTATTATCAATTTCATTAATAAGTGCTATAAACCTTCTTTGAATTTTTCTAAGATCAACAACTGTTTTATAGTCCTCTGTACTTTTTTTCTTACCCTGATACATGAATTCAAACTCACCTTTCTCACCAGTTTCTTTAGTAGTTACATCTAACTTTTTCTTTTTATTAAATTCATCTATCTCAGCTTTTGCATCTTTATCAGTTTTTAAAAATCTATTAAATAAATTTATCTCTTCTTCTTCTGTAAGGTTAACCTGATCTTGGTCACTTAATTTAGATAGAATTTTTTCATTAAAAGATCTATATAAACTATTATATAAAGCTGGATAATCAAGAAGACTCTCAGCATCATTTGTAACAGGTACAAAATCTACTACAGGTTTTTCTTCTTCAGTTGTAATTTTTTCAAGTCTATCTGCATATTCTTCTCTTGTCTTATTTTTAAGTTCTTCATATCTTTTTTCTATAGGTCCAACTAATTGAGGATCAGATTGCTCACTAACAGTATATATTTGAACACTTGTAAAATCAACAGCTGCATTTAAATTTTTAAAAATTTCACCTTCTTTTCCATCTAGTCTAAGATTTCCTTCAAGATCTTTATATAACACTAAAGGTTCTGCATCTTCACTAAAAACACCTTCTGCAAATTCTTCTTGACCAAGTGTATTAAAAATTTCAGCAAGAGTTATATTAACTCCATTCTTAGATTTAAGAGTATTACTAACAATCTTAACTTCTTTCTTTGGAACTTTATTAATAGCTTCTGCCATTTGCTCATCTATCTCATCAAGTTTAACACTTAATGATTGATCTAATGATTCTTTTAATGTTCCTGTTGATTGATCTTTAAGACTAGAAGCTTGTTCAAAAAATGCATAATATTCATCATAAGCTGTTGTTCCTTCAGGAATAATCATCTTTCTTGCATTATCAAAAAATTCTGAAGGTGGAGTACCATCTTTTTTCCATTGAGCAAAATCATCAAGACTAATATAAATACCTTCATTTGCTAATTTATTTAGTAAAGCATTATCTATAACTAAATCTAATTGCTCTCTGATCATTTTTTCATAGATCTCTCCTCTTTTATTATAGAGTTCTTTCATCCATTTTCTGTTTCTATCAGCAGTTTCCATGAATGCATTTGGATCATGTAATAAATTTACATACTGCATTAAGTTATTAGCTTCATATCCTAATTTATAATGATCAGCTAATAATTCATAAGACTCATCAACATTTTGATCAAAAAGATAATCTCCATTTACTTCAGCAAGTGCTCTTAAATAATCTTTATAAGCTGCTTCATGTTCTGAAAATGTTTTTATTTTATTTTCATCATTATATTCTCCTAATATACTATCCATTACTTTTTCAACTTCTTCATCAGTTACAGGTACATCACTTTGTTTTTGAAGTTCAGCTCTGATAGCAGCAGCTTTTTCATATCTATTAAAAAAGTTACTGAACTTAACAGTTTTTTCTCCTAGCTTAGTTAAAGCTTCTAATTTTCTTTGTTTAATAGTATACTGTCTTTGAGATTCAGGATCTTTAAGTTCTTTTAATGTTGCTACTTCATCTTTAAGCATGGCAGCTTCATTTCTTAACTTATCATAATCAAAAATAACTTCAGAGTCTCTTTGTGTCATTCCCTGTAAAGGAGCTTGTGAAAGATACTTAGCCATAATTTGTGCTTTTCTAACCATAGTATCCTTAAAGGATTGTTTAAAATAAACAGCATTTTGTACTGCTTTTTTCCAACCCTCCTTTAATGCTACAGCATCTGCATATTCAGGACTACCTTTTGGTGGAAGATTATCATCAGTAATTGGATTAGGATATCTTTCATTAATATTTTTATAGTCTTGTTCTACTTCATCTAGTTTTTTAAGAGTATCTGGAATCTTTGCTTGATACTTAGCACCTTCACCTTTTGGTACAGTAGGCACAGCTTCTTCAAATTCTTCTGGAGTCATTTCACTAAAATGTCTCAGCTTTTCTTTAAAGATATCAGTAGTTCCATTATTAAACAAGTATTCCATTTGACTTACAATTCCTTCTAAGTCAGCATCATTTGCTTGTTTTTTAGAACCTTGTTCTTTTATATTTGCTACACCTTCTTGTACAGCATAATTAAAAGTTTTAGAATCTAAAAATTCTTGTATACCTATACCATTTAACTGAGTAATAAGATTTTTAGTAATATTTAATTTTTGTTCTTTAAATGTATTATAAGTTTCTTTATCAAACATTCTATTATAACCAATAGATAATTCTTTAAATGCAAAATTTAATGGAGAAGCTAATGTTCCCATAGCAAAACCTGAAGCAAATGTTTCAAATCCTGTAGCTGTAAATTGATTACCTAGTTCCTTACCATAATAATCTAATTGAGATGCAGTATTATATTTAGATACTGCTTTTGAATACTCATGTGAACCTAAAGCTTTACTATTAAATGTATCTGAGTAGTATTTTTCATTAGCTCCAGAAATAACTTCTTGTAAATTTTCTTGAATACCTTCTGTAAAATTCTTTTTAAAATAACCTAATGTACCTAGAGCAGCTTTATGAATAGGTTTTCTCATGTAATCTAAAATCATGTTTTTAAAATTAGCTTTTTCAAACTGAATTTTTTTACCTGCTTTATTGTACATTATATTACCATAATCCCCAAACTTTCCACCCTTAATTGTTTTAAATTCACTAATAGAGTTTTTTAAATAACCTCTGATACCACCTTTTGGCCCCATGATATTTGGGAAAACAATAGCATTACTACCATATATAAGAGCAGAGTTCCACAGTACTGTATTAAGAGCTCCTTTCTTAGATTGCTTAATCATATCATACTGTAAAGCATCACCTGGAGCCTTATCATTTTTAGCATAGTATTGGTTGTATAGATTATCATAAATTTGATTCTCTACCATACCACCTTCAAGTCTAGCCTCAGATAAAGCCATGTTCATTCTTACAATATCTCTGTAAAAACCTCCTGCTGTTTTATATGCTTTAGCAAGATTAGTTAAATTATTTGCAGTCTTTGCAGCTTCATATGCTCTTACTGTACTACCTATAGGACTTAAAGGTATCTTACCTATATTTCTTGCTTGTTCCCAAAATTTTCTAGCTCCCTGTACACTATTGACAGCATCTAAACTAGTATTAACAGCTTTATAACCATCTTTTGCAAGATCTAAACCCTTAAATGCTTTTGCAGTATTCTTAAGTAAGTTAGCTGTAGATACAAAAAAACTTCCTCCTAATGTTTCAGGAGCAAGTAAAACACCACCAATTTCTTCTAAGATAGCTTCAGACATAATACCTGCTGAGTATCCAAAGTTCATTATGGTATTGTTAGCAAAGGAACCAATTCCTTTTTTGCTAGATTGACCAATAGCTGCTGCTTCTTTATAAGCTGCTGCATCTTCAAGGTCTGTTCCAAAAAAATCTCCAGTAAGCATTTTACCTAAACTTTTAGGACCGGCAACAAAGCCTCTTCCAAACAAAGGCCAGAATGAATTAGTCATCATTCTTTTATGATCATCCCACCAAGTAGTATGTGCATTAAATAAAGATTCATTATCTCTTATTGGAGAGAATCCTATTTCATCAAACTTTTCTTGACCATATGCTTGATACCTTTTATAAAATGCATTACCATCTGGTCCTGCATCATAAGAGTATATCTTTGCATAAGTGTTTTTATCTTGTTTAGCTTGTATAGCAGCTTTTAAATTTTGTTTAACAGCAGCTTTTATATCATTATAATTAGCTGATTTATTTAATCCAGGTTTATTTTGTGGAGTTCCAACAATACTTTGTCTTACATTTTTTTGTGGAGACTCAAGATTATTTATATTAGGTCTTATTGGAAAAAATTGTTCTCCTTGATCAGGAAAATTAGTTTTAGGCATTTCAATTCTATCTCCCTCAAAAGGAGATAAACCTTTACTATCTATTATAGGTGCATTTATTTTTCCATACTCAGGCCCTAATGGATCCAAAGAATTAAAAACTTCATCATTAATTGCCATTAGATAACTGTTTATTTAAATCCATTATTGCATCAAATTGATCGGGCATCATGTCTCTTGTAGACTCTAAATTAGTTCCAAGGTTTGAAGTATTTTCTACTTCAGTTTCATATTCATATTTACCTTTCTCTGGATTCCATAATGGAAATGAAGTTGAAGTAGTATAATCACCTGTACCTAATTTATTTTTTTCAATTGTAAATTTATAATTTTCATTTCTTGGATCACTATATGTATATGATCCAACTTGATCTACATAAGATTGTAAAGGAGATTGGAATGCACTTTTGTACATTGTATTAGTCATATCTTTAGAATCAGTAATATAAGAAATACCATTCTGTAAAATATAATTATATTCTTCTTGATTTATTAAACCTGTTCCTGTACCTTCTTTACCAGATTTTACATAATTTTTTAACCACTCAGCATTTGGATGAATAATAATGGCAGCTTTATTCATTGACCCAATAGCTATTGGAGAAACACCAATACGGAAATTACCCATTTTAGTTTTTGGATTAGTTAGCTCACCTCTTATAGCTTCAAATAATGCTTTACCAACATTATTCTTAGACTCCATCTCTCCTCTTTTATTCCAAGTATCTTTACTTAGGCCTCCAAAAGTTACTCTATTTTTATCATTAGCACCCCAGTCCATTTTAGCTAAGTCTCTAAAAGCTTCAGCTGTCCAAATTGTACTTGCTGTACCATGTGCTTTAGGATTAACCCATGTAGTTGTAGTACCCATAGTAAACTTACCTGTGCCTGACATAGTACCTAATTTATCTAAACCTGGTACATTTTTTTTAACTCTACCTGAAGTATATACATTACTAGCTGCTTTCACTAAGTCATTATAATCTACAGATTCTGGTTGAGATTCTACCGGCATAGCAGGTAAACCTGGTCCCATAGATACATAAACGGGATCTTTTTTATATGCTTTACCTTTTTCAGCGTCTGATTTATTAATTTTACCAGCTTTTTCAAGAGCTCCATAAAAGTCTTTTTGACTTCTTAGGTTACCCTTATTATCATATAGATAGTCTACATATTTATAACCTTGCTTTCTTAAATCTCTTTCTACTTCATAAGAAGTTTGTTTTCTCCAATCAGCATCTGCTTTAAGATAATTAGTATAATCTTGAAACTTCATAGAACTAACTGCAAAGTTTTTATACTCAGTGGTAGATAATCCTGATAATTGACCATTTTGAGATACCCAAGTATTCATTCTACTGTTTATCTTAGCTAAATCATCAGCTCCTACTTCAGCACGTAACCATTCAGAACCATATTTATTAAGTTTCTTAGAAAATAAATCAACACTAATATTAGGATTTTTACCATAAGATAATATCTTACCAGCTTCTTGTTTACTCATTGTACCTTCTTTAACCATTTTTTCAATTAAAGTAAGTGCATTTGTTAAATGAGGTCTTGCAATATTTTCAGTTTGTAATCTATTAATATGTCTACTAGCTTCTTTTAAATTAAGCTTATCAGTAGATGTACCTTTATCATTTGGATCTACAAACATTTGATTTAAAGCTTCTACTGGTAGAATTTCTCCAGTTTCTTCATCTTGATAATAAGTACCAGATTCTAATTTCCATTTCATTAGTGCTGTATCTTTTTCACCTGCATTTCTAATTCTAGCAGCTCTTTCTAAACCAGCATTTCTAGCTGCAGTTTCTTGCATACTATAACGGTGCTTTACATCTAATACAGCATATGGGTTAGCATCAATATCTACTTTAGAATCTTTAAAGGCAAATATATTGGCAGCCTCATCTAAATCTTTTTGCATTAAAGTAGAAGCCATTCCATTGTCAACTTTATACCTTAAAGACTTAATATCTCCAAAAGGATTTACAAAACCAGTAGATGTAGTTGCAGTACTTTGACTACTACTTAATTCTTTTTGTTCATTTTCTGCTCTTACTAATACTTGATCATTAATATCTTTATTCATTTTATATTGAGAGAGCATCAATTTTACTTCTGGAGATGCTGTTCCTTTTTCAACTTGATTTTCAAGATCTTTTATTTTTGCATCATAAGATACTGATCTTTCTTTAAGTCCAAGATATCTTACAGCACTTTGAGCTTTTAAAACATTAAAGCTATTCTCAAGATATTTTAATTCTGCCATATTCTTATCTCCTTTAAATTGAGCAGCATTAGAATATGCATAATTTTTTCTATTTACATATGCTTGTGTTTTATATACTTCTTGAATTCCTGGATCATTTCCTAATCTAGCTTCAAATAACTTTTGTAAGGGTTCAATTAATTGTTCACCATTCTTTGTTTTAACAATCCATTTACCATCCTTACTAAAGTCAACTGATTCAATAGATAAACCAGCATCTTTAGCTATCTCTTGTGCTTTTTCAACAGCATTTACATAAGGTGTATAAGTTGCATTTTCAAAAGATAATGCATCAGCATCTGAAGCTTCCTTAAATTCATCTCTTTTAAAATTCATTGCAGCAATACCATCAGACCAATATTGTGATCTTTGTTTTTGATCATAGGCATTTTTTAAGCTTTCTCCAAAACCAACATTACTCATGTAGTTTTTTGTCCAAGCCATATCTTTCATTAGATTTTTATCTTCATAAAAAGGTTTAAAAATTTGAGTAGCTTGATCTACATTTTGTTCTAATGATAAATCTAATTGTGAAACTCTTTGTAAATTAAACTCAATTTGCTTTAGATAATTATCTTTTTTTGCAATATTGGGATCTCTTGTTAAGTCAGCATTATAATACTGACCATACATTTTATTTAAAGCTTTCCAATTTGTATCATATTGTGTTTGCTTTGTTTGCAAAACATTAGAATAAAAATTATAGTCAGGCTGAAAAGGTTGCAACTGTGGTATGTAGTCTGTTACGGATTGAATATACGTTGCCATAATTTATTATTATCTATACTGTAAATATATTAAAATTTTATAAGTTTACTAAACTTTAAAAGTTTATAACTAAATAATTGGGAATGTAGAATACACATAACCACCATGTTCAAAGAACTGTCCACCATATTTTCCAAACTTAAGTTCCATTAATTTTGCTTGAACTTTTGGATCATATTTAGAAATAGATTGAGCATATTCTTCTGGAGTCATTTCTTTTGCACCTGGACTAACTTTTTTCTGAGTAGGTGTATAATTAACCAAACCTCCAGAACCTGGACTTACTTGATAATTAGGATACATTTGATTCATAGCATCTGTCTTAGCTCTATTAGTAAGTGCAGTATTATATGATTCTCTTACATTAGCTCTACCTTGTCTTTTAGCATTATCAAACTGTTGATTAGCAACAACATTTTTATCATACACTCTGTTTGCCATCTGTTGGTTCAACATATTTTCTTGATTTCTTACACCAACTTGGGCTGCTTCAAACTGATTACCAATATTTACATTTTGGTTATTAGTTTGTGATGCTAAATCTGCTGCAGCAGCTGCATTTGCTCCTTGTATTGCAGATAAGTTTGCACCTTGGCCTTGAGCTCTAGCAAATTGTCCTGTAGCTTGAGCAGCAACATTAGCAGCAGCATTTATTTTTCCTTGACCACGTGTGTCATCTACAAATGTAGGTCTAGGTTCTTCAAGATCAGCTCTTACTTCAAATGGCATATATTTTCTAATACCTGCTAAATCCCCAACTGCACCAAAAGTATTTACTGTATCTTGTAACCACCATTCTGGATTACGTTCTGTGTTATTTTTATATACTCCTGATCCTGGATAATCTTTAGTACAGTCATTACAGTTACCATTTGCATCTTCACCAGGATCATATGTTTCACCAGTATCCGGATCAGTACACTCACATGGAGATTTTGAAGTTGTAGAAGTTGTAGTAGTTATTCCAGGTGCTCCTTCTTCATTATAAAAGGCATCTTTCTTTTCTTTAAATTTCTCTTCAGCTTTAGGACTACAATCTTTAAGTAAAGCTGTTAATCCTGCCGTAGTTCCATGACCCTCTTTTACAAGTTGGGCAATTGTAGCACCTTGCATTAATCTATCACACATACTTCCTGCCCATCCTGATGATGGTCTTGATCCTCCTGGAATAGCTTTACCACCTTTATAAGTTCTTTCAGCACCAGGAATACTTCTATAGTAACCTTGAGCATTAGGACCAGCACCTGTAACAGTTCCTTTTTGATATCCAGCACCTTCTGCAGGACTCATGTTTCTTTGTTGAGCAGGAATACCATTTACAGTAATACCATCTTGTGCTCTATACAAACTACCACCATAAGCCATTTCATATGGATCACTAGAGTAAGGCATATCATAGCCTCCCATTTCCATTCCATAAGCTGCCATAGGAGCTTGTTGCATTTGTTGCATACCTTGTTGTGGCATTGCTACTGGTTCACCATTAGGCATTTGCATTGGCATTTCTTCCATACCTTGCATTTCAGAATACTCACCCATTTCTTGTTCAGGCATTTCTTCTTGCTCTTCTGGTTTTTTAGGTATCAAATCTTCTTCTGCTATTCCATTTGCTTCCATATATGGTTCAGCAATTTTAGGGATACCTTGTGGAAATGATTTTTTAGATTCTTGAGCTAAAGCTAAAGCACCTAATTTTAAAACACAAGTTTTAATCATTAACTCAGCAGTTTTTATATCTATCTTATCTGAGTTAGGATCTTGTAAAATTTGTCTGTACTTATTGATATCAAATTTCTTTGATAATTCTGCAGGAGTATAACCACCTTTCTTAACAGTCTTATTAAACATTTTAAGAATATGTGGATCTGAAATCTTCATAGATTTAGTATCACTGAAAATAAAACTATCATCAGGAAGATTAAGAGGTACTCCTCCATTATAATGTTTTGGTCCTACTATTTTTTTAAATGAAGGTATGTTACTTCCATCTAAGTTACCAACTACAGTCTCTCCACCTTCAGCTTCAAGATTTGCTTCTTTTCTAGGAACAGCAGAAATAGATTTACTAACTTTAGTATCTGGTTGTCCAATATAGGCATTGTAGTCAGCACCTCCAAAAGCAGGTACATCATTTGCTAAAGCTCCACGTACTTGGTACCCAGTTCTTGCTTTAGGAACAACTTTAATTTTAACTCTTCTTAACATATTATATATTTATATAAATTCTAAATCACCACCATTAGCAAGAAATTCTTGTATTTCATCATCTGTCATGTATACTTCATCACCTTCAACATATCCACCATCTTGATATACATCACCACCATATTTTGCAGAACGGCTACCATGTAATTGTCCTTGATTAGGTGGTCTATACAATCCTGTATTAGTATCATAATCTCCTTTGTCTTGAACTGTTTTAGCAGCATAAAGATTATCAGCATTATAATTATCATACATCTTTCTTTCACTCTTTCTATCTTGAGCTCTATTTATCATTCCTGTAACACCTCTAATACCAGCATTAGCAACATTTAAATAAGCATCATTATCAAATAGATTTTTAGTTTTAAAATCCATAGACGTATCACCTTCTGTACCTGAATAAACATTTTCAGCTTGATGACTTTGACCTTGATTTGGATCTACTTTATATTCAATAGGATCTTTAGATTTATCTCTTTCAGGAGCAGGAGGATTAAAACTTGCTTGATCATTCCAAAATGAAGATTTATTTATACCTGCTATACCTGGATTTAATGATATCATATCAACATCTGTCATTCCAGCTAATGCAGGATTACTTGTATAAGTTACAGGAGTCTCTGCACCACTTTGAACATAAGGCATAAATCTTCTTAAGTCACCTCCATATTGCATTTCTGTATTTCTTGGTCCTGATGTATTAATTAATTGATCAGATGAAAAAGGTTGAGGATTATTAGGTACAGTTAATGAATCTTTCATATACTGCATAGGTGCAGAAAGTGGTTCTGGTTTTACAATCCAACGGTTACTTTTCTCATCCCAAATCTTACCTTGTTTTGTAAGCATTTCTACATTAGACATTGGAACTTTATCACTTTGTTCATTACCTATTTTATTACCATACTCATCTAAGCCTAGCATTTTAAGTTTCCAATCATTTATTTTATTTCCTAACTCTCCTTTTCTAACAGCAGCTTTAGAACCTAACTTTAATCCTTTTGTATCACTCCTTTGATTATTATTAGCAGTTCTATTATCACCTTGAGTTTGAGAAGTTTGTGCACCAGAACCTGGAAGAGTAATAATATTTTGTTTTCTAGGATCCATTTCTTGATTACCATAAGTAATAGTATACTTTTTAGGAGCACCTGTAATCCAACTTGATTTTTTAACATCAATATTTTTTAAATATGTACCAGCTCCTGGTATAAAATTTTGAGCTTGTCCAGTTTGAGGATTATAAGGTCCTCTTTGCATTCTTGTATATTGTCCAACAGGCATAACATTTGCAGGAAAATAATTTCTTATTCCTCTACCAATTGATCTACCAAATTGAGCCATAGGAAAATCTCCATTAGCGGTATCTTTAGAATATACATCATCTATATCTCCTTGAGAAATATCATCATATTCATCTCCACCATATACATATTTTAAAAGATCACCATTATTTCCCATCATATCTTGTGATGTATTACCACCTTCTTGATATCCTGGGAACATAACATTATTAATTTGATTTTGATCTTTAGTTAATAGTGCATTTGTAAAAGCCATAGGATCTCCCAGACTATATGCAGCTGGATTAACTTTTTGTGTAGTATTAGCTGCAGATTTTTTATATAGTATAGCTTTAGATTCTAAAGCATTAATTCTACCTGTTACATCTCCTGACTTTAACTGTTGATATTTCTTACCAGTACCTGTTGTATCTATATACCATACACCTTCTTTCTTTTTATATAAGTTATTCTTTCCAGGATAAGTATATACACCATCAGTTAAAGTTTTCTTTTCTTTAGTATCTGATTTATCAGTAGGTTGTACTGTTTTTGAATTTACAGGATTAGTTTCTGTTTTACCATTAACTGTTTTAGTTTGAGTTTGTGTAGTTCCTCCTGGTTTTACAGTACTAGCTACAGTTCCTTGAGTAGTTGTACTCATTGTAGTTACAGTTTCTGGATTAGCAGCATTTGTAGTTGCTGTAGATCCAGGAGTTTCTTTTGCTACTTCTTTTAATGCTTCTTTATTAACTGAAGTTGCATCAGTTACAACACTTTTTCTTGTAGCCGGCCATCTAACTGTTCTAGCTCCATATCCATAAGTTCCTGCACCTTGTTCTGGCATACCCATTCCTGGCATAGGACTTCCTTGTCCAAACTCAATAGAGTATTGTCTTGGTCTACCTGTTAACCATCCTGATTTTCTTACATCTATTTTAGTAATAGGAGGTAAACCATATCCAAAGTTAAAATCTCTTGGCATTCTTTGTCTACCAAATATATCTCCACCATTTCTAGCTTGAATAATTTGATTTTGATCTTGACTAAAGACATCACCTGCTGCCTGTGAGTAAGCTGCCAAATGATGCATAGGATTCTCATAATCTTGTCCTTGATAGATATCTTGTTCACCACCATTTTGTGCTACAGGATATTGTTGATACATTTGTTGTTGTTGCATCATCTGATCATACTGTTGTTCAGCTTGTTCTTTAGCTTGAGCAATAGCAGATTCATTTTTAATAGACCCAATAAATTTATTTAAATTCTTTTTTCTTATACCTGAACCTGTTGGATCTGCATGGTCATCTGTAAAATCTGCAGACTTTGGATCTTGATTATCTCCACCCATTTGTTTCTTAACAAGTTTTAAAACAGAACTTACAAATTGTTTTTTGCTTTGCTTAGAACCTCCATATTTTGCATAGTCATCAATCACTTCTTCTGGTATTTCAGGAGTTTCAAATCCTGAAAAAGAATTAATATCTTCTTGTTCATCATCACCATACATTTGAGGTGGTGCCCATGCTATTTCAGCTGCAGAATTTGTATCACCATAATAATTTGGATTACCATAAGCATCAAACATATTTTCTGGTAAATAAGCACTTACATCAGGCATTTCAATTGGTACTTCCATACCTTCTTGAGCTCTATAGTATCCACCATATTTCATGATTAAATCTGATGCTGCTGCATTGTCATCATAATCTGATCCATCATCTTCTAGAATCATTTCATTTGCCATGTCTGTACCTGATTGAGATTCTGGTTCTTCTTCAGGTTGTGCAACTTCCAATACATCATTTCCAGCTACTATATCTTCTGATTCTTCATCTTTATTATCTTCACTATCTATTTCTGATTGTTGTTGTTGTTTAACATAGTTATACATTTGATCTACAAATTGCATAGCTTCCATTGGTTCTTTACCAAATACATTAACTAACTTTACAACAATTGCTTCTCTAGGTGCAGAATTTGATATATCTTGTAATACAACAGATGCTAACTGATCATCAGTAAGTTCTTGAGATTGTTGTTGAGCACCTGGATATCCCATCATATTAGAATCAGGAACTCCCCCTTCTTGTGCTCTTTGTAAAAATTGTGCAGTTTTATTTATAAATTTACCTTCACCATCTGATGATTTATAAATTCTTACTCTTTTTTTCATATAACTAGTTATAATTAAATATAATAAATTTTAATTTATTCAGTAAACTTAATAAGTTTAATTGAGTTCTTCTATCACATAACCTTGTGCTATTAAATCTTTTATTTCTTTTGGAGTTAATTCTACATCTACATAATCATTAGTTGCTCCACCATTAGCATAACCTTTTTTACCAAAATTAAAATTTCCATTCTTTAATCTTTGAAGTTCATTATATTGTCTTTCAGTTAATATACCATTTTGTTTTTTAACTGTGTTAATTAAATCTTTATAAAACTTTTTATTTGTAGAGGAAAGAGTTTTATTGTCATAAGTATTTAATAATTGTGTATAATAATCAGGATTTTTTATTTCATATTTTGACATATCTATTCCAAGACCAGAACCCATTTTTGTATTAACTATAGGTGTATTAGGAGAACCTGGTAATTGTGTTATATATTCTCCTTTATTTTTTATAATAGCAGGAATATTTTCATTTCCTGAATAATAACTTAACGTAGCTCTATGATGCCCATCATTAATTTGATATTCTCCTCCAGGTAGTTCACTAACATTAATAGGTTCATTTTCTAAAAATTTTTTATATTTTGAAGCATCTTTAGGATTATTTTTTAAATGTTCAACCATTTCTTTAAAAGTAGGATGAGCGGGGTCTACAGCCTTTACTTCTACACCTATACTTTTTAAAATATCTCTTGCTCCTTCTGGAGTAGCTCCTTGATTACCTATACTTCCACTAGGTTTACGAACATTATTTAAATCAAATAATTCAAAAGAATTAGAAGAACCTGGTAGTTGTTTAGGTATTTCTTTATATCCTTTTCTCCAATGTTTTTTATAAAATTTTATATTTTCACCTAAAGGTATATTTGGTAATTTTTTAACAACATCCATTCCTGCAAATTTTTGTCCTGTATTTATAATTGGTTGAAAAACACTTTCATCTCCTTTTTTTGCAAGTCTTGAAAAAGTTCTTGCTCTCATAGGTTGATTTGTAACTTCTGCAATTACATTAGGTTCATATTGTTTTATACCTTTAAAGTTTTTTCCATTAAAAAAATAAGGAGAATCACCAGGAGAAGAAGTCCAATTTGGATTTCTATTTGTTCTTAATACACCACTCTCTATAGCATCTTTATATCCAGCTTCTCCTATTCCTCTATAATAAGCTTCAGGATTAGGTTTAAATGCCCAAGGATTAATTTTATATGTATTAGATAATACTCCAGAGTCAGTACCTAAAAATTTACCTAAATCTTTAGCTCCTGATACCACTCCTTTACCAATACCTGATCCAGCTAAACCTAATGTACCATATAAAGCTTTTTCTGCAGCATCTTCATACTCTCCTTTACCTATATCACTTATAGCTCCTGGAAATTGATTTATTAAAGCATCTGCTGCAAAACCTGCTCCTGCAGCTTGACCAACAGTAGTGCCAAATAATCCTGGTATTTTTGTTGCTGCAAGTTTTTCAATTGCTCCAACACCTGTTTTTAAACCTTGATTTAATAACCCTCCTCCAGGACCTATAATATATTTCTCAGGATAAACCATTTCAACTGATTGTAATTTAGTATTTTCTGGTTTATAATTTCTACCAAGTCTTTCTGAAACTTTTTTTAATTCTTCTTTAGTTAATTCTTTTTTAGGTTCAAATTTATTTATTTTATCTTCAGCAGATAAATTTTTATAAGCAACCATTTCATCATAATCTTTATCATATAAAGGTTTAGCCATCTTATCTAAAACAGCTGTCCTAGCTTTAACATCACCTTTACTTAAAGGTTGATACTTTCCAGATCTATTCCAATCTACTTGCCATTGACCATTAACTTTTTTATAAACACCATCACTTCCTTTTACAGTGTATGTACCACCATCTTGCATCTGATTTAATGAAGGTATAGAAATATCTTCTACTATGTATCCACCTCTTCTATATTCCTCTATTTCATCTTCATCAAGTTCAGCTTCTATAAATCCTGGAGAAACATCTTTATAATTTTCTGCAAAATAATTAGCATCTTCATCTGAATCAAATCTTATAGCTTCATTAGATTCCGGACCATAGTCTCCTAATACTAATTCACCATTCTCATCTTGTATTTGTGGTACTGCATAATTATCATAACTAGCCATGTAATGAGAACCAGTATCACCATTATCAAATTGATAAGGATTGTCTGGTAGGTTAATCATTCTTTCAGCAGCAGGATTTCCAAATTCATTAGCATATGCTAGTCTAGCTTTCATCATACCAGTCATTCCATCAGTATTACCACCTTTCTGTGCATGTACTAATCCTTGACCACCACACTTATGACATGTAGTAATATCTTTACCACCATCTGCAGCATCCCATTCCCAACCACACTTTTTACATGTTACTTCTTTAGTAAGTAAAGCACCACCTTTTGCATAGTTTGCATTAGGATCAAATACTTTATTCTTTCTAGACTTAGGTTTTGCAAATAAAAAATTTTCTGTAAACAGTTTATTAGTTGCATCTAAACTTCTAGAATACTTATTAGACATCAAACCTTTTTTACTTGGTTTTGGCATTGATATAAGACCTTTTGTTCTACCTCCTTTTTTCATCTGAGGAAATTCATCTACATAGTCTGCTCCTGGAAACTGATAGTTTTGATCAGGATACATCATTTGTGGTTGACCTATATTAGGTTGAGCATATACAGGATATGGTACTCCCTGCATAGTAATATCTCCACCAGGTATTCTAGTGTTTTGTCCAGGATGATCCCATTGACCTCTTGGATCATAGATTATATCATTATGATAGGGGTTAGGTTTTGTATAACTCCCTAAATCTATTTTAGATAAAACTTTTTTATTTAACATTACCTTGGGGATAATTGATTTTTAGTACTTGTTAATTTAAGAATCATATTAATATTAGATGACACATCTCTTCTTAAATGTAAGAAATTAAGATAATGTCTAAACTTTTTTCTTTGTAAAAATGGTTTATTGATATCCATATTATTTGGATTCAAAGTTTTAATATATCCATTTGGTTGTGTGTCCCATAAAAATTGTTGTGGGTAATTTCCAAATAATTCAGTAGTACCAGGAATTAATGGTCCTTGTGGTGGATATCCTGAACCAATAGGAAACTCTCCTCTATCTTTTGTAATATCCCAAAACTGATTAAATCTATATTTGTTTTCTTCTTTAGAAAATAAAATTTCAAATCCTGGTAATGGTTGTACGTTAGGTTCAACAAGTATAAAAGGATTAGGTTTTGGATATTGTAAACTTAATGTAATATTATTCTTAGGGAATATATTTAAGTTTAAGTATCCAGAAACTTGTTCTGCATTAAATACAACTGCTTTATCAAAGTTAAAATCTAATACCTGAAATTGATCAACACAGTTTACATTTGATCTTTTATAACATTCTAATGCATATTGTACAGACTTAACTGTAGTAACTGTTTCTCCTGTTATTATAGGTACCTCAACTTCAAAAGGATGATCTTGACCATAGTAGTTACAATATGAATCACATGCATAATTATGTTTCCAAATTGTATTTTTCTTTGTAGTTAAGAAAGTAGTTTTAGTTGGTAGATTAAGATCTGGATGCCAGTCATGAAAACTAATCCAGAAATTATTCTTAGGGTCATAACTTAATGTCCATGAAGCATCATCAAACAATCTTGGATCTCCTATTAAATATCTACCAGTACCATTCAAAGTAAAATAATCTCCTTTACCTTTATCTTTACCTGTAGTTATTAAAGATACATAACCAACTTGATTTTTAAGTTCTTCCTTAAGTTGATAGTCTTTTTTAGAAAAATAAATAATAGAGTTTGTATTATCATATAATGATTGACAACCAATACCAGCTACTGGATTATCTTGCCAAGGATAATTAGGAAAATCAACTGTTAGTTTATATGGTAAAAATATTGAAAACCACCATTTTAAACCTATTTGAGAAATTTCTTTAAGACCTCCTGCATAGTTAAATATTTTAGCTTGGTTCTCTGACATATAAAATAAACCTGCAGGTGTAGAAATAACTCCTAGTCTATTTTGTGATGATCCATATTCATATGGTTTATCTGCATTTGATACAGACTGACCAGGTTGAGAAAATAAACCACCATCTCCAATTGTAACTTTAGTTCCTAAATCTGTTTGAAGTGTGTTATGAGTTAATACATAATTATCAGTTATATATAATTCATCAGGAGCATCTGTTTTAATACAACGAGCTTCTTCTACACCTTCATACTCTACACTAACAATATATCTATATGGTTCTTTTAGTCTAATTGTAACTTTATCACTTTTTCTTTTTAAATAAAAAGGATTAAAATTACATTGAAACCTTACTCTATACTCAACTATTTCTTTTTTTGTATAATTTAATTTTTTATACTCTTTTATAGTTGCTACCCCGCCTAAACTTAAAACTAAATCTTTAACATTTTCAGCTAACTTTTTTGAAATTGTACTATAACTAATTTTACCATTACTAGCAGTACCATCACAATCCATCAATCCTTTTAATAATTCTAATCTTTGATTAAAACTTCCAAACATATATTCATTTGGAATATATTTGTCTAATGACTTTTTACCAAATAAATTTAATTTTTTTAATTCTTCTTTATAAGGATTAGAATTTTCTCTTCTTGCACCTTTTGCAATTAATGAAATAGTATAAAAAGTATTTTTGTTTTTATTTATTCCTGTTTTAATTTTAGATAATGTATTAGATTCATTTTTAATTTTTTTAATTATTTCATAATCTACACAACTAATAAAAGGAGTGGTAGTTATACATCCATCAGCAATTAATGCACCTAAAGTATAAGAAGGAATAATATATTCTTTTTCAGAAAATTCAATTCCAGAAGGTAAAGGAAGAGCATCTCTTCTATGATATTCAAAAGAAAGTTCTGTTGTTGATTTAATTTTTTCTTTTAAATAAGTACTTGAATTTTTTGCTCTAGCTTTATAATCAAGAACATTCCATTTATGAGTATCAGAAGCTCTTACGCTACTACCATCTTTAAAATAAACTCTATATATTGGTTTAAGACCAATTTCATATACATTTAAAATATTATAAGTTTTACCATCTCTACCAATAACTTTATGTTCAGTAGTTATATTCTCCATTGTAACCCAACCTTCTGGAGTTAATAATTTAGCATCTAAAGGTTGAGAATCTACACCTTGAAACATTAATGGACTATCATTAAGAAAAGTAATAAAGATACCACTTTTATTTATAGACTTTACTCCACTAATTTGAGACTTAAATTCATTATAGTTATTTGGTAAATACACAAACCAACTATCTTTAAAGGATTCATTTTGTTGTGGTAATGAATAATAAAGTCTATCTGGTAAATATGTATAACATAACTTAGCTACATTAGGATCATAGTATCTGCTTTGTAAATTTCCTTGTGAAAAATATTGAGTATATGCTTTTGAAATACTAAGTGAATAATCATATCTATATACATTACCTCTAGTGATGATATCTGGATTCATGTTAAACATTGAAGGCAGATTAGTATACCTATAAGGATCATAATGTTTTTCACCTTCTGTATCACCTTGAGTTCTAAAATCTATTAATACATCTGACTCAACAAAATAATCTTTTACAGATGAATTAGCTAAATAAAATTTAGCTTCTTTTACACTAAGTTTTATAGCTGCTCCATAAAATCCTGGATCATCATCAGCATAATCATAACCATCCCAATCTAAGTTATAAAAGTTACTTGGACCAGCACCAGTACCAGGTGTTGGATTAGACCAGTTAGCTGGTGTAAGATTAGAAACATCATATCTAATACTATTAACTCTAAATCTTGGATTTGGAATCATTGAATGTAAATAATAATTATATTCAAATCCATCAGGTTGACCATATAACCAATCAAAAAAGTAAAACATTGTATTTTTTTCAGTGTATCTATTTATAAAAGTATCACCACCAAAAAATACAGGAGTTCTTTGTAATGTATTTAATATTAAAGTACTATTAGAATTTGTAATAATACCAGGACAAGTAATGCTTGTTGTTACTGGTGTAAAATTATTACCAACAGTTCCTATTTTTTGTTCACAAGGAGAAATAGGAATTTGTTTAATAGACTGTAATTGTCCATATTGATTTCTAAGTCTTACTTTAATACCACCATAATGACTTGCAATAGGTAATGAAAAAGGAATGTTTATATCATCAAAATCAGGTAGTGCTCCTGGTAACCATGGATATGTTCCTAAATTTTGTTGAATATTACCCATAGTAACCAATGACTTATCTATATTTAATAGTTTAGGACCATTTAAAGCACCACTTCCATCTACTGTTCTTAAAGTAACTGTATCAGATCTTTTAAGATTATTAATGTTATAAGAAAAAAATGTACCAGCACTACTCTGATATCTTGGAACTTCCTGTATAGTATCTCTAATATAAAAACTTTCATCAATTTTAAATCTTACAGTATCTGTTGCTAAATTTTCAGTAGTCATATTACTATAAAAACCATATGCTAATGATTGCATAGCATATTGTCTATATGGTATTATAGCATATAAAAACTCAAGAGTAACATTTGCTCCTTCAGAAAAATAAAATATAGAGGCTTCTAAAAATCCAATTGTTCTTAAACCTATAGGTAAGTATGCATATCCTGGTAATTCTTGTGAACCAGTTAATGTAGGTAATGGTACTACCCCTGATGTAGGAACTAGTGCTGCAGTATTATTTGCAAGTCTAACCGCATCATTAAACACAGCTTGACCAGTAGTTTGATAACCACCTATTGCTATACCTACTGCATCAATTAAATAACCTCCTGTTGAATAATAAGTATTTACTATAGTATTTGCTGCTACTACGTCTGCTGCAAGTACTGTTTGAGCAGTTGTTTGTGCAGGTTGGTTTATTGTTGCTCCTGGAGCAGCACCTAATATCTGTTGATAAAAATCAGGTACTTTTGGAGTATCATATGTTCTTTTACCAATTAAACTTACAATAGTTTCTATTACACCACCTATAAACATTATGAATACAGTAAAATCAGAAAGAAGTTTATACTGTGGATGTTGATCTGGATCCTGAAAATTTTGATTTGAATAACCTGACATGTATCCATACAATTTTAATTCTGTTGTAGAAAGAAAAGGTGAACTAAACATTGTATCAGGTGAATGAAAAGTAGTAAGATCTAATGGTATATTTTGAGCATAGTTACCATTTCCTATATAGGGATCATTATATCTATAATTATTATCTGCAGGATTAGAAGAAGTCGCTATAGGTGTAATAGTATTAAAAGGATAATTTGGATAAAGACCTGTTCTTCCTCTTGCAGCATTTCCTTTTATAGGATATGATCTAAAATTATTAATCATTCCTTTAGCAATAATAGACTTATTACCTTCTCTTGATCCTCTTAAAATTTCATATCCAACTATTCCTGGAATATCATTTCCATCATTATCTTTTGGTGCAATAATATTTTCAAAAAAAACAGACATTAATCTGATTTGTGGAATATTAGCTTGAGTAGTAGTAGATGTACTTGGATTAAAATGTATAGTATTATTATTAAGACAATTGTCTGGGAATTTATGATGTCTTATTGGTAAGCCACATAAATCATAAACAGGACTTGGAAAATTTTCTTTTCCTGTCCAACAATGAGCACTAGCATTCCAAATATAATCTTGGTTATCAGGATATACTTCAGTTGATTCCCAATAACCCATATTTCCAGTAGCTAATATAAGACCACCATCATCTAAAGTTGTACCAACTAATGCATTAGGAACTGATGTAGCTGTATTATATACTTCAAATACTTGATCATCTGCTGCTAATGAATTTCTATCAGTTAAAAGAGCTGTTTCAAGTAAACTAGAACCATTAGAAGGTACTGTATAAAATACAGGTGCTCTTCCTGGAATATGATATGATGCAGATTTATCACCAGTATCATAAACCCATCTAATAAAAAAAGTATATACTTCATCTCTTAGATAAGATCCTTTACCTCCACCTTTAACATAATAGTTTCCTGGATATTCAACTGAAGCCCACTTAGCTGTAATTAAATTTGCTAATGGCTGATAATTAAAATCAAATTTAGATGTGGGCCCTACACGGAGTAAATAACTATTTACTTCAGCTATTTGATTTGACTTTTCAAATATAGGTGTTTGAATAGGTAACTGTTCAACAGGAACAGAAACTAAATCTTCTTTAAGTTGATCTAATTCAATTCTAGTTGTTTTAGTTGAATAAGTACCAACTTGTTTTGCAACAGTGCCTTGATTTATATTTTGTACTATAACAAGAATAAATTCATCAAAATTTACATCATCAGCTTGTACAGTAATTGTTAGTGAACATGATAAATCATTAATAGACCATAAAGGTTGTGTATTACTAGCAGAAAAATAATCTGTAACTTTTTGACCCTTAATACTATAAGCTATTGTTGCATAGTAAGTACCATTTCTTAATGTACCACCAGATTCACCTTTCTGAACTTTAAGACACGGAGTTTCCATTAATCTTGCTAGTCTAATTTTATCACAATCTAAAACATTAAATTCATCACAAGTAATACAACCTGCTACTGGATGACCTGCTGGCCAAACACCTGGTGATGTTTCTGTAGTATTACTTGAGTCTGTACATAATTTTTGCCACCTTACTCCAGGCCATAAAAATGTTGTGTTAATACCATTACTGTAATAGTTCATATTTGGAGAAACTCCAACCCATACATAGTTACTTGTAGGCCAAGTTTGAGGATCTCCAACATTTAAATATCTATCTGGATTTAATCCATCTGCCCAATATGCTTGCCATGTACAATCTTCTTTTTCTCTTGATACACCAGAAATAAGATATCTTTTATCAAATCCTAAACATGCATCTTGTACAATAGGTCTATAAGTACAAGAGTTTTCTTCTAATAATCCAATTTCAGACATTTTAGATTGACCTTGGGAATTATGACCTGCAGTATATACTAGCCATTTATCTGAAAACAATTGTATAGCACCTATAATATATTTATCTACAATACTTGCGGGCATAGTTGCTCCAGTAATTGCACATAAAAAGTTAGATGTTTCATTTGATATTGCACCTAAGTCACCTTCTACAGTATTATTAACAGCATTACGGGCATGAGTCCACATACCATCTTGTACAAATGAAGGATCAGAATCTTTGTTCAGTCCTTTTGTAAAACTGTGATTAATATTTTGAGAAGTATCTTGTAAATTCTTTGCCATAATTATCTTACTACTCTTGTTGCATTAGGATTTTGTCTATATGTATTTGCTGGTGCATGTGAATTAAACATATCATAATATTTAGAATACTGTGCTCTTCTGTTTTTCCACCAAAGATCATATAGTTCTTTAAAGTTTGGAGTATTAACTAAACTAAGTGCTTGATTTCTAGCAGCTTTTAATCTACCTTCAATAAGACTTAATCTTTGAGCAACATCTTCACCATTAAGATATAAGTTTTCCATGATTCTTGCTTTCAGTGCATACTCATAATACTCATTTAATAAATCATGATCAGGAACTAATAACTGTCCTTGGTCATCTTCCATTTGACCTTGATAGTTTAAGTAAACTTTACCTTCACTAAATGTAGTAAATAAAAATCCTCCTGTTATCCATCCTTCATTTATTGAATTTACATATAAACTAGGACAGTCACATTCAATACCTTGACTTGCTTTCATTCTTAAAGGAAACATGTTTCTATAGATTCTTGTAGTCCCCTGATTTATAACTTGTATCAGTTCCCATTTTTCTCCCTTACAGTTCATAAAAACTCTTGGTCTTATGCAAGTATCTCCAGAAGGATTAAGTGGATCAAAAGACGTAGGAATAGTTGGTGTGGGACATTCTGCAGGACATGTATTAGTTGGACAGGCAGCAGTATGATTACATGGATTAGAATTACATGTAGAACAGTTAATTGTAGGTGCTGCACATTGATCTACAGTAGCAGGAAATTCTCTATAGGGTACCTCTTGAATATTTGTACCACTAGCAAAACCATCATAACCTACAGCAAGTTCAAATTCATTACAAATTAAAGCTGAATTAAAGGTATAGAAGTCATCTGGTAGCTTTACTTTACCATGGCATACATCTAGTATAACTTCTTTTGTTTGGTTAAGTCTAAGGCCAAGATCATAGTTTACTTTTTTAGCTAACTTAATGAGTTGTTGTGGCTCAATCATGTTCTCTAAAGCAAAGCTGCTTAGATCAATAGTAACATCTTCCAGTAACTGGTCAAATGTTCTGTAACGTAATGTATAATTAAAGTCCATTATCTAAGTGAATTTTGACTATCATCAGGTCCATCAGATGGAACAGACAACATCATAGTTAATTCTTTTATTACAAATTGTTCTACTTCTGAGAATAAATATTCTGGTAAAGCAAAAGTTTGATCTTGAAATACTTGACATTCTGTTGTATCACAGGTATCTAATGCACCTTCAAAGATTGCTTCTACTCTTATGGCTTCCCAATCAATGTTAGGGCAATATAGATAACCATTAAGAAACCAAAAGTATGGTCTCTTATTATATTTAAATGTTGTAGATTTAGTTATTGATACCCAAGTTCCTGGATCTGTTCTAAACATTTCTATAGTTCCATCTATAGAAGATACAGTACGGAAAATAGGACCAAACATACCATCTAAAATAGTTGGTAGTTTTTCTTTAGATCTTTTAAAATAACATTGTGAGTAAATACCAAGACAGCCTGCTTCAACTTTATCTACATCTATTAATTCAATATAAGGAAGCACTTTAAAAATAGAACTCATTTTCATAAGTTTATTTTGATTGTCTTCTCTTTTAATTAAAGTCTTAGCATATTTAAGCAATGAAAAATATATTGTTCTGTCTGTTAAAAAAGGATCTTCTTTAACAGCCTTTAATACATTTCTTACTCTTGATATGGCTTCTCCTACTGTTGTCATAAGTCAAATTCATTATAATTTTGCAATGTATTTGCAGTTTTTTTATTTTGTAAATCTTTATACACAGTTCTACTATATGCCCATTGTAATTTAATTTCAGGACTGACCTCTACATACATTTGCCAATTTTCAGGATAAGATTTTGCAACTGATCTTTTAAATTCTCTACATGCTATAAAACTCCAAAATTCTCTATTCTTAATTTTATGTTTTAGTGCATGATTTGAAAAAAATATTTTTGCTAACTTACCATCTGAATCCCAATTTTTATTTGTAACTCTAACTCCATACTTTAAAGATTTTGCATAATCAACATTTTCTTTTTTACTTTGCTGACATGTTCCAATAAATAACCATCCAATCTGTTCTGGTAGTTGCACTCCATCTCTATTTTCAATTACTGTTTGAAATACAACTTGATTAAATTTCTTTATTATCTTTCTTAATTCTTTATTATCAATTTCCTTATACTTTGGATACTTTTTTTTAAACAAATTAAAAAACTCTTTGCTTAGAACATTTTTTGTTTCTGGTCTAAATCTAGGAGCTGTAACATCTGGTTTTTTAAATTCTCTCATACTATACATTTAATATACTAAAAATTACTGACATGAACAAATGTAAAGATACTATAAAAAACAAAACCCCCACAAGTGCGGGGGTATTGTCTTGTTGCCACAGTAACCAACAAACTGTAACTTCTTATAAAATTTTTATTAACCTACTCTTCTAATAGCCCAATCTATATTATCACCACGAGTAGGTGATTGAGTATAAGCCACACCTGTTAAATTTTGTATTCTTAATGCTATTTGAGTATTTGCAGCTATATATTTACCTTGTATACCACCTGTCATATAAATGTGAGAATAATAATAATCTCTTACAGCAGTAAACGTATCTGCACAATAAATAATTGTTGCACCTTGTGTTACACCAATAATAAAAGTTCCTCCTACTTGACCCCACCCATATGTAGTTGCTGGTGCAGTTAAATATACATTATAATTAATATCATATTTACCTGATTGAGGACAAGTCCATATTCCAGTAGTTTGATTATATTGTGAAGTAACATTTACTCCATCTTGTATTTGATATTCTAAAATACCATTAGCAACATCAAATATTACAGGATCACCTGTTTCAATTTTTGTATTATTAAAATTAAAAGGTTTAAAAGTAAAACTATTAGGACTAATATAACCTCTAAAAGCTGTACCAAATAAACCTGCAGTAGTTTCAATAATATCTCCCGTACCTGTTGTAGATAAATTATATGTAGGTATACCTGTAAAAGTTCCTATACCATATTTATTTAATTGTAATTGACTAGTACTTTTTAAAGTTAATTGATCTGTTGGATATACAGTACCAGTTGGTTTACCTTGTACTATAAATGTAGAAGTCATTAATGCTGTACTTGTATTATTACTTGTTTTAGATATTATTCTATTTGTAATATATGCTTGATTGGTTGCTGCTACAGTAGTATTTCCAAACTCTATTGCTACTCCTGAACCAACTGTACCATTAAGTGTATTTGATAGTCTTAAAGCAACTGAATTTGTTGCTCCTTTTGCAGTACTTGATGCACTATCAATATATACAGCAGGAACAGAAGCTTCTGGAGTTACTGCATCTACTGTATTATGTTTTCCTAAAGCACGTAAAGCTAAAGAACCAGTTGTTAAAGCTGTTCCACATATAATATCTACTGCAGGATTTGGATTTCCAACTGTTTGTGATGCTGCAGAAATAGCTTGAGCAACTGTTCCTGTAGGATTTATATCTAATGCAAAGCCAGCAGTAGATCTTTGTAATGCTAATGCAGGTACTGTAGTACTATTTATATTTAAAGCAAATGTAGAATTGGTAATAGTTGTATTTTGAACTAAAGGACCTCCAAGTTGAATGTTATTTACAGTTTTTGTTAATCCATTATTTGCTGTTACTGTTGCTAAAGCTGAAATTGCTGTACAAAAATATGCTACTACTTGTTGTAAAGCTGAATTAACACTAGAACCAGCTGTTACTACAGGAGTTACTCCACATGATATTAAGGGCACAGTTCCATATGTAGTACAAAAATAAGCAACTAAGTCTTCTAATAATTCTGTCCATGTAGAATCTGAAGTTATAATTACAGTATTATTACAAGAAATATCTGGACCATTATATATAATACAATCTGAACTTAAAACTTCTTGACAAGGAATTGGATCCGGACAACCTGCAGGAGTAGGGCATGGAGGAGGACTAGTTAAAAAACTATCCTTACATCCACATTTTGCACATTTGTTATTACAACTACTATAGTTGTGATTACAACTGCTACAAGTATTATTAGTATTATTACAACTCATTATAATTTAAGTTTTATTTATTGAATATATAATTATTTTACTTGAGTAATTGAAAACCTTATATTATCACTTCCAGCATAGCCATTACCATTATAACTTCTATCTGTTAAATTTAAAACAGACAGTCTAAGAATCACTGGAGATCCAGATGATGCTACAATATAAGTAATTAAATCAGCACATTGATTTACATTTTTATTTATACCGGCAATAGTTGATAGATATTGACCACCAAAAATATCATTACTATTACTTAATAAACCAAGACCAAATGAACCGGAACCTGTTGTTTGCCAAAAACTTGAACTACTTGCATCAGCTTTTAAATTACAAGAACCTTGAATCAAATACATACCAGTTCTAGTAATTGAAAATTCTCCAGTAGTTGCATTATCAAATGTTCCAAAAGGACATGTTGGAATTAAACCATTTGAAACATAACTTCCTGAAGTAGCCGTAGCTGTAACAGTAGTATTATTTACTGTAATTTTATTATATCTATTAATAATTTGTCCAGCTGGTAAACCAATTACAGATGCTGGAGCAACTAAAGGAATAGAACCATCTAATGGTTGATAATTTTGATCAATTGTCAAAAGAGCAACAAAAGAATTTAATCCTGTTGAGTTAACTGTATATGTAGTTGTTGATCCAACAGTTGCTGATGTAACTGTAGTATTTTCTCCAGCTGCAACAGCAGTTATTGTTAGCATTGTAGATAAATATTCAAATATATCACATATAGAAATCCACATATCTGTAAGTGTATCAGCTACTGTAGTAGGTGTACCTATCCAACTTCCAACATAAGCTGTTGCCATTGGAGTACCATATACTAATGAAGTTGAACTAGATGTAATACACTGACTTGCAACAGCAGTTTGTAATGCAGCAGGTAAACCTAGTGCAGTTCTTAAAGCACAATAGCCATAAGTATTATCATTAATCAAAGCACTAAGAACAAGATCCATTGCTACTGCCGCACCTCCACCACCAATATAAGGTCCTGGACTTGAACTTTGTAAAGTACAGTCTACTACTATTGTTGGCATAGTAAATGTTGGAGCAGTTGCATTTTCTAATACAGTTACTCTAACATCCAGTTCACTAATTTGATCTTGCAATTCTGTAATAGTTGTAAGTATGTTACATACTCTTTGACCAATCATATTTACATAGTCAATCAATTGCATGCTAGTAATATTATTTACTATAAAACATGAAGCAACAGAAACTAAACAATCTGGACACCCTGTTAAAGATTTATTTCCAGAATTAGGATCACTTGATATACCCTCTAATGAACATATTTTTTCAATTAAAAATTGTATTAAAGCTTCAAATGTATTTGGTGGACATGCTACTAAGTTAAAACAAGAAAGATCATAGTTTGTAATATCTAGTTGTTCCATTATAGTACAAAGTTCAGTTGCAAGATTTGCAACTACATCTGATACAGTATCTCCTGCACATAGTTTAATACAATGCAAATCAGGTCCTTGCCAAATAACACAGTTAGATGATATTGGACTACAGGGAGAGTTATCGTAATTTAATGGTTTCATAAGTTTACTATTAATATAATATACAAAATTTTATTAAGACTTGCAACTATTGTTTATTTTTAAAAGCATACAGGTTGATTTAAAATATATTAAATTCCTCCCCCACTATTTATAGTCCAATTATTTGGTGCAATATCTAAAATAGTATAACATGGTCCTCCTGTTGCATTTGTATAATTAGCTAATCCAAAATTTATTGTAAGACCAGGTTGAACTATTTGAGGACTCCAGCCACATAAAAGATTATTAAAAAATGTAGTTGGCCATGTTGCAGGTGTTTTACCTACCATAAAATCTGTAAAGTCTGCAACATTTGATATATTCCAAGAACCTATGTTTTGTTTAAATGCTGTTGCTCCTAAAAACATCATATTCATATCAGTAACATTAATTGTATTAAATAATAATGGTTGATTAAATACTGTACATCCTGCAAACATACCATTCATAACAGTAACTGAACTTGTATTAAAATTTATTGGTTGATTAAATGCAGGGCAATTTACAAACATACCATTCATATACATTACTGATGCAGTACTTGTAAATGTTATTGGTGAATTAAACAAATAACAGGAATTAAACATAGCACTCATATCAATAACAGCCACTGTATTAAATGTTAATGGTGAATTAAATGTAAAGCATTGACTAAACATAAAATTCATATCTGTAACTGCTGATGTGTTAAAACTTAACGCTTGATTAAATACATTGCAATTATTAAACATATTACTCATATTAGTAATAGTACTTGTAGACCAAGAATTTATATTATTTATAGAAATAAGTGATGTGCAATTAATAAACATATTTTGCAAATCAGTAATGCCTGTTAAATCTAAAGTATCTGAAACTGAAGATAAATCTAAATTAGAACAACCACTAAAATATGATCCTATATCAGTGCCTAATCTTAACTGTCCCCATTGTAATACTGATCTAATATTTAATTTACTATTTGGTACTGAACTAAAATTCCAACCTACAATATCTCCACATATAGTTACAGTATATATTCCTGCTGTTGCATAAGTATGTATACTGTTAGCATAACTATTACTATCTGTAGTATTATCACCCCAATCAATAGTCCCTGTGTAAGTACCATTTGTAAAATAAGGTAAAACAATACTTTCCATTGCTCCAGTAGTTTCCCATGTTGTAATAAAAGCATTATTACAAACTGGACATACAGGTTCAGTTGTTGAACAATCACAATCACAACTACAGCCACATGAATTTGTAGAACATGGATAAGCTGGATCATTTAATGCAGCTAAATCTATTAGTTCTTTTTGTACAATATATTGTTCATCCTCATCAGGACAACAGTTTGATATTCCATATCTTAAGTGTAAAACTTGTTTGTACATTGCTTCTGCAGCTCTACAAGAAATTTCTTCATACTTCCATGCTTCACATCCTGGAGTATCATAACCAGGAGTAACAGATTTTTGTTTATTCTTTCTTGGAGGACATACACCATTTATACAGTTACCAAAATATTCTATTGTGTATTTAAGTTTATTTGTTATATAAACATCTTGATTTGGAATACTTGAGCTTTGTTGCCATGTTCCTGTTGGACAATCACAATCTTCATTACAGTTAATAAAACCAATAGGGGTATAAACAAAAGGTAATACTAATGGAGTTAAATTTTTACTTAATATCCATTTTGTACCATCATAGTATACATATAAAGTATTTCCTGCATCTTTCCAAGTTGGTTTATCATTTACAATTACAGGCCCTGGATGAATTGCACTACTTTGATATAGTATAATATTTGAAACAACTCCAACAGAAGATGTTATAGTTACTATAAGTTCATCACAAGGTTCTGGTGCATACCATCTTATTAAGCATAACCTATCACTTTTTTGTCCCGGGTCTAATCTAATTTCTTGTAAAGCACCTTCACAATCTAAATATTTATATGTTAATGTTATATCATTATAATTTTTAATAGTACTGCAAATACATGGTGCATTTGTTAAACAGTCTATACATTCATTATAAGAATTTAAAACATCTGATATAATACCAGCAGTATCATCTATAATAGTTTCAGTTACTTCCCAACATGTTTCAGGACACCAATCTAATGTAATTACTTTATCAACATAGTTTGAAAGATCAGTATAGGTTATTACATCTAATTCAAGTCCTAAACAATCTTGTAGTAAATAATATTTTCTATTACACTTTTCACAATCTAAATAATCTTCTATGACTGTAATATCTAGATCTGTTGGTATATTTCCATCAATTTGTGTTACTTGCCAACATCCTGGACAGTCTTCTCTTCTAACAACTTTATCTACATATAAACTTAAATCATTTGATGTATAAACAAATGTTAAAGGATCTTCACATAATGTAAGTTTATAATTTATATTAGGTAAACAAGTTAAACAACAAGAACTAGTAGTTAGTACTGTTACATTTATTGGACACTCACATGTTTGTGGAATTAATACTTTCCAACATTCTGTATGACCAGCAATAGTAACTACTTGTCCAAGACTTGCCGGACTAAATAATGATGGTGAGTTAGAATAAATAACATTAGTATTATCTAAACAATCTTCTAATAAATAACAAGGTGGCGGATAACATTGAAACTCAGTTATTTCTTCACATGTTTCATCATTTAAAACTGTGATTTCTGAACATAATCCATTACTTATTATTTGTAAAGGATTATTTGGAAATAAAGGAAATGCTAAAGGATATGCTCCTGCACAAATCTCAAAAGGAGCTAATGGTGTTGCTACTGAATTATAAACACCATAACAATCAATCCATTCTAATGATTTAATTTCTCCTATAATAGTATAACATGTACAAGGACACTCACATGAATTTGCATCTACTACAATATCAATTGCATTTGCACAATTATTATTAGATATATTTTCAACAAATACACAAATATTATCTATATTATAACTTGGATCTAAACTACTTACTATTATATTATTTCCTATAAAACCTGATAAATCTGTAGAAGTTGTAAAAGGTGCAATAGAACCATCACATGGCCATAACTTAAAACATTCTGGTATACATGCTCTTTGACAATAAGATGATTCTTCACATGTTTTACCACTAGGAAAATAAATAGAACTATTACTAAAACTTGAAGCATCTAATGTAAATACAGGAGTTGTTATAGGTACAGAAATATTATTATAAAATACTGTATAACATTGACCAGGAATTAATTGAGTCCATGGACCTGAACCTTCTCCTTGTATAACTGATGTTCCTGTATATACCCAAGTACTATTATTAGGCATACCAACAATTGAACTACCAATAAATCTAGCATAATTATCTCCAGGAGCACAACAGGGTACAAAAGTTATAGTAGGTATATTTGCCATTATATAATTTTATTTAATTTTATTTGCCCCTAGTTTAGATTGAACATAAGCTCTGGGATGTATTGTTTTTTGTGCTTTAATTTTTTCTTCTATTGAACTTACACAACTTGTGCAAGCAGCTGCTCCATTAGATGCTTGTCTTCTTTGACAACCACATGATAATATTGCATTACAATTTGGACATGATGAATTTGACATTTTTGTTGGTTTTAATGGTTTAACAATTTACACAATCCATTTTATTTAAAAGTTTTAAAGCATAGTTGTATAATGACATTCCTTTTTGAGGCTCATGACAAATTTCAACTTTTGATTTAGCAGCATCTAAATACATACGGATTATTCTTAAAGCTTCTAGTTTTTGTTTTATTTTAAAAGGTGGGTCACAATCAGCAACATCCACTCTACATAAAATTTTATTATATCTGTTTAATGCTTTTGTAATTCTCAAATGATTGTATTCTACAAATACTATATCATTTGGAGCTACACTATATTTTATTATATATATACCATCTGGAATATCTGTATAAGTAGTACCACAATTTTGAGTTTGTAAATTTAAATTACAAGCTGTTATAACTTGATTAAAATTTGGAGTTACAGTTATTTCAGTTGAATAACTAAATCCAGGTACAGTAATTTGAAGTGTAGGACAATTTATAGGTATTAAATCAGTATATACACTTGTATCAAATATACTTAAAATACATGTGTTCATCACAGTAGGTACCTCTAAACTTAATACATGATTTGCCATAATTTTTATATAAAAAAAGGGGAGGAGTTTGAAACTCAGCTCCCCTTTCTAGTTAATAATTTATTCCTATTATGATGTTGGAGGAACTGGAGTAACCGGAGTACAAGAAGTAACACAACCAAAAGTTTCAATTGTACCACATCTAGATCCACAGTTGTTTAACCAAGTATTTACCCAGGTAGCAAACAATTGTCCATTACCACCATCTGTAGGTGTTACAGTGTTAGCAACAACTATCTCTAATAAGTATTGATCATTATCAAATGTAGAAGATGGGTTATTGAAACGTGGAACATTGTGCTGGATAAAGAATGCATTATAAGTAGTATTTCTACTGATAGCATTTAGTATCTGGTTTCCTTGTGTTATCTCACGGATACGGAAGTCACTAGCAAAGAAGTTTTGACGGTATCTTTCAGATAAGATAGTATCTCTTAAATAAGTGTCACCAAAACCATTAGCTTGACGGCCTTCACATTCAGTAACTACACACACTCCTGAGAATGTACATGGGTCACCATTTAAATCTACTTCAGAAGCATATAATCTTACAGGCTCTTTTTCATAGAAATCTGTAGGTTGGAATGTACAATCTAAGAATTTAGTATCTACATAAGCACCATTTAAAACTATACCTGCATATTGACCAGCAACATGTCCTGGAGATACATATTTATCCCAAGTACCACCAATTGTGTATCCAGCTGGAATTGTTCCTGCTGCTAAAACTGCAAGTTGAGCTGCAGTTGTATTAGGAGCATACCATAAAGAGTTGTTTTCAGCAACTACTACTGGTAAAATAAATGGAGAAATTAATGGAGAATTGTAAATTTGATTAGCCCACTCAATATATACTAAAGTTGCATCTACTGCTACTGGAGCAATTGAACCTGGAGCACAACATCCTGTATAAGCAGAAACTGTTAAGTATGCATTGTGATTTAAGAATCTCAAAGCTGGAGAACCTTTAACATCTAAACGTAAGTAGTATGTTTCACCACATAAGAAATCTTGGTTACAAGATGAAGGCACACCTGCAGTTACTGTAAATGTAGGAGCAGTAATTGTTCCTGAACCATCATATGGTAAAAAGAATCCTGTGATTGCAATTGGACCGGCAACAGTTTGTGAAATACTAACTGTGTAAGTTCCAGCACCACCAGGAGTTCCTGTTAATTGAGAAACAATAGTTGTACCAGCTGTAACACCAGTACCTTGAACAACCATTCCAGGGAAGAAAGAACCACCACTTGCTGCCATAGCTGCAATTGTCATAGTAGTACCAGCAATGCTACTACCTACTGTAGAAATACCTGTAGCAGGAGTAACAACATCACCTGTTATCCATCCTGTACCTGCTTGTGTTATAGCTACGTTAGTAACTAAACCACCAACTACTGTTAAAGTAGCTTCTAATGCAGAACCTGTTGGAGAAGATAAGTCAACTAATGCAATATTAGTATAAGTACCATCAGCTGCATTTGCACCAGCATTTGTAATAGCTAATGATAAAGCCTGATCATCTGTGTATGGAGTAAATCCTACGTGGATTACATTGTTTTGTGCTGCACATGCTGGAGTAAAGTAGAAACGACTAACATACTTAGGATTGATTTCCTTAGATTTGTTAGACTCTTTGTAACCTCCTGCAAAAGGACCAATTTTATCATTTTGATAAAGTGAACCTGATGCTAAGATAACTGGACAACATCCTGTTGGAGCTGAACCAGAAGCTGTATTATATACAGTCCAAGACTTTGGGTTAACAAATGCATATTGGCCAGTAGCCAAAATGTTTCCGGTAGTACCTAGTACACCTCCATTTAGACCTGTGAACCCTTGAGTTCCAGGATTTGCTGCATTCACACCTACAAAGGTTTTCTGAAATGCATGATTAAAATAACTCATTTTGTTTTAGTTTTAGTTAATAAATAAATATACTATAATATAGTAAAAGTTTTTAATATATCAAAATTATTTTAAAAAAAGTAACTTATACTTAGTAGAGTTAAGTGTTGACTTAACGGTATCAAGTTCATTTACTATTTCTGAATATGGCATTTTAGATTGTAACTTTGACACCATATCAATTAATTCTCTTATATAGTCAAGTCCCTCAGAAACAGAATTTAATTTCCTTGCAGATACTTCAGAATATGAAAGTAAAATTTCAGCTGCTCCTTGGTATCCTTCTGCTAAGTCATCAGCATGACCAGGTAAAGCATCATATAACTCATTAAGAGCTTTATGAGCAGCAAATGATCCTGCACCAGTCACTTTAAGATGTAACTTATGAAAACTTGTTCCAGCATTCATTAGTTCTGATACACATGCTGCAGTCATTGTGTCTACAGATCCTCCTGTAGGTGCACTTGAATATGATGCAGTTGATGCAACATCTCTTTTTAATAGTCTAGGTTTTTCCATTTTTTTTTAAATTTTAATTATTTCTTTCAGCACTTTCTGTGCCTCTTGCATATTGATTTCCTGATTCAATGTCTCCAGCTAATACAGCAACTGCTTCATCTATTATAACTTCAATTATATCATCTTTAAATTCACATTGAATATTAGTAGGTGATGCTACTCCTGTATATGGGTCAACACATCCTTGAACTTGAATTTTTACAGGTTGTCTGTAATAAACTATATTAGCATCTTGTACCTCAAAATCTTTATTTGTGTAAATATGTACATTATTATTAATTAATGTAGCAAAGGTTTCTCCCCACTCAAAACTTGGTTGTTTAGATTTATCTCTTAAAAGCTGATTAAGATTTCCTTCTTCTGCAAAATAAACTGTCATTCTTCTTTTTTCACAACAATCTTTTTTTGCTAGTACATCAACTCTTTTCCATTGCATATAATCTTCAGGAAGTAAAGCCTTATAATAATACTCTTTAGGATTAATAGTTAAAGATTGAGAATTTAATAATACTTGTAAGTCATCTTTTCTTCTAGTAGATTGTTCATCTCCTTCTTTAAGAATATTAATTCCATGCAGTTGTCTTCTTGACCATTCTACTTGAGCCTTATTAAATGCTTCTACTATTTGCCAACATTCTATATTGTCATAGTCATTGCTATCCAATTTATTGATGCGCTGTTTTATTTTTATTACAAGTGTTGAATTTAACATTTTTCTAAATATTTTATCATGTTTTGTAATGTTTTTATATTATCTTTTGCATAACCTATAGCTAAGTTACATGTTGAACAAAGCAAACCTCTAACCTTATTTGTATTATGACAATGATCTACATATAATCCATTTTTTAATTCACTATGTTCAACTGCACAACAATAACATTTATAATCTTGATCTTCTAACATTTTTTCAAAATCATCAATAGTAATATTATAGGTTGATTTTAATACATTATGTTTTCTTTGTCTTTTATTATTTTCAGCCCAAGTCTTAGATCTTTCAATTGCTACCTCTCTATTATCATTATAAAAATTTTTTCTATACTCTAAGAGCCTCTCTTTATTTTTAAGATAGTATTTTTTTTGGTATTCCTTTTTATTTTCAAGATCTCTTCCCATTATAATCTATCTAATTTATTGATTCTCTGTTTTATCTTTATAGTAATAGTACTATTTAACATGATCTATTTATTTTTAGCCATTTTTTTAAAAGTCATTGCAAGAGCTTTTCTTTTTGGTGTACAAGTTTTTTTAGTAAGAGGAGTACAAAAACCTTTATGTTTAGGGTTAACTGCTTTTTGTATCCATTTCTTATCCTTCTTCTCAGCCATGATTATTTCTTTTTAGCATTCTTTTTAGCACCTGTAATAATATCAGCTCTTGTAATTTTATTATATGGCGCAGCTAATGCAGCTAACTTAGCATTTTTAGTAGAACCTCCAGAACCAAACTGAATTGGTCTTGCTTTTACACATCTACCATCTTCACCTCTTACCATACCACTTTTACAAGAAGGTTGTACTGCACGGCTTACTGAACCTCCTGATTTCATAGAAGATGGACCTGTTTGTCCAGCACCTATAAAGTAAGGTATACCTGCAGCAAATGGTTTTTTAGGAGGACCTAAGATTGGAGTTTTACTTGGCATACCACCTTTAGCCATTTTCTTCATTGAACCACCACAGCTCATGCATTTTGTTTTCATTTTGTATATATTAAATTAACAATTCCATTTTCTTAAAGAAAGAGCTTTTCTTGTTGGTCTGCCTTTTTCATCTTTCATAGGTCCAGGCATCCCAGACATTCTAGCACAAAAGCTCCGCCTTCTCTTTGCTGCTTTGCCATTTGGATCTAACTTAGATGGCTTAGTAGTGACTGCCATCTTAAGTTTAGATCCCGGATTAGCTGCTCTATAACTGGCTACTCCCTTTGCATTTAAACCTCCGGTTTTATTCTTACCTTCTTTTCTTGTCCAAGCTGCTGTCTTTGCCATAACTATGCTTTTTTTACTCTTCTTCCCATACCTACTCTAGACTTTTCAGCTTTCTTAGCAGCTAATTTAGAAGGAGTTAATTCATACTTTGTTTTAGGAGTATCCTTTGATACTCTTTTTGTAGGCCGGCAGTATTCATTAGAACCACCGGCACCACAAGCTTTTCCTGATTTAGTATCTTGCCATTTTTCTGCTTGCCATCTTTTAAGGTTTGAACCTGCTTTAGTTTTTCTAACTACACCAGAACCTTTCCTACATTTAGCAATTGCTTGAGAAGCCCTTGCTGAAGGAAACACAGCATACTGTGCTTTTACTTTACTATAGCAGGCATCTTTAGGCACTATTAACAGCTTTTACCTTTCATGCTTCCGCCCATTTTAGCTTTAGGTATTGCAGTTTTTGGAGCAGAAGATGTTCCACCTACTTTACCTTTAGCAACTTTTGATGCTGCAGCTTTTGGGTTAACACCTGATTTAACACCTTTTGAACCTGGAGTTTTTTGAACTGGTGTGTTACCATTCAATTTTACAATTACTCCTTTACTTGCCTTTTTTATTTTATTTTTTTTTAGTTTTAATAATACCACCTTTTTGCATTTTTTTAACACCACCATATTGCATTTTTTTTGCTTTCATTTTATATTAATTTTATGAGTTCCAATACTTCTCAACAGACTGTGTTAAGTCTTTTAAAATATCCTCATTTAAAGGATTTTTTAAGTACTCTACTACATCTGCCACATTTCTTCCTAACAAAGAGTTAGTTTTAGTATGATAGATATATCCATCTGCCTTATTAACAATATACTTAAAAAAAACGGAATCTCTTACAATAGATTTAATTTTTAATGCTTCCATGTCTAAATTAGCAGTTTCAACAAAAGATTTAGCTGCCCGTTCCATATTACTTTCTCCACCTAAACCATTAATATAATTATCCATGTTTTCATAGATAACATCATTAGGTGTTGACTTTTTATATTGTGTACTATTTATATCCACAACTTTTGCAATGTAGAATAACTTAGTACTATTTTTATCAAATAATTTCTGAAGTTCAGAAAGTGCTTTGTTACGCAACTTCTTATATTCAGTTCTTACCATTACAGTTTCTTCTGTTTTATCTAAGTAAAACTTAGGAGCAACTGGTCTTGATCTTGCATCATCATAACTTTTAGCTACCAATGAAAACCCTCCTGCTTCAATACCATGTAATTTAATTCTATCATATGGATCTTTTGGATCTAAGAATACAGGTTCATTACCACAAGCTAAAGTTATTTTATTCCAAAAATCAGAATTATCTGGTTTAAGTAATTTTACTTTATTCCAAAATTGTGGATCATCAAGTTCAATTACATTTGCAGCTAATTCTTTTTCTAATTCACATACTGCAGATCTAATTTCTCTTATCCTTGCAGATTTGTCATCCTCATTTAATAATTTAATATCTGGAGCAAATTCATTTAGACCTGTTAAGTATCTAACTACTCCATTATTTTCTAAGCATGCTAATTGTTCATGATGAGTTACCCCATCAAATAAAGACATACCATAATCTTCTAAGCCCATATTAGAAGCACTTGAATCAAAGAAAGGTCTTACAGCTATTGGTGTTATTTTAACTGTACCCCTTCCGGTTTCTACCATTGTGAAATTTTCCATTTTGTTGTTGGTTTTTAGTTATTATTATTATTATTGGTTAAATTAAATTGAAATCAAAAAAAAGGAGGAGTTTCCCCCTCCTTGTTTATTATAGTGACTGGTTAGAAAGATCCACCAGTGATTGGGTTTCTCATTACAATCTTTAAAACTTTAGTTGGGTCTTTTACCCAAATAGCTGGCATTGTTTGAGACATCATTACACGGTATCCATTAAACTGTCCTGAAGACTGGAATCCTTGTGTACGGCCCATGTAGTCCATAGTTCCATTTTGGTACCACCACTTTAATTGATTATCCCAAGACAACTTCAATAAGAAGATATTGTCATTAGTATTATCAGTGATATCAAAGATGATAAAGCTATAAGAAGATAATGGGAAACCATCAATGATTGGGTTTTCAATATCATTAGTATGAACATTATCAAATGCTGGATTAAGTACAAACTTAACATTAGCTAAGAATGGAATTACATATGAAGTATAAGCAAAACCAAAGTTTAAGTCCATTCCTTTTCCTGTGATAGCTCCTATGTCAGCAGCTTGAATTAAAAGACCAGAAGAAATTGCTTCTTTTTTAATAGCCTCATTAACCATACGCATACCACCCATACCAGTTTGTACAACTAGTGAACGTTTTGGATCTGGACCTTGGAACTCAACTTTACCATTAAAGAAGTTATATATCTCAGAACGGAATAGGTCAAGTGTAAAGTTATTCTTGTTATAGATTCTTTTGAAAGAGTTATCCAACTGCTTCCAAAGACCTACTGATAACCTTAGATCATCTGGACCATCCTGACGAACTCTACCACCTTGTCCCCACATTAAGTAAGTCTCAATGTCAGAAGCAATTTTAGATAAGTGAGCTGCTTCCATTCCAGTAAGGAATGTTCTAGACAAATCACCATTATCAAATGCTTTCTTAACTTTATCTTTACCCATAACTTTTACCATGTCTTCTAAAGAAGTCACAGATGGATCCATAGTTTTGTCAAATGTTCTCCAGATTTCAGTTACAGGAACTGTACCATCTGCATTCATTCCACCTTTGATCATTAAGTCAGCACGTGAAGATATAGAATAGTGAACATGAGCTTCAGCACCACCAACAAAGTTATAGAATTCACGGAATCCTGTTCTTGTTGTAATGTCTGAGAACCTTTCACCATATTCCCCACGGGCAGAACCCTTACGGAATACTTTAGTACCATTGTTTAAATACTTGTTATCTAAGTATTTGAAGTTATCATTGTTTACTAACTGTACAGTATAGATAAATCCATCACCAATGTTAAGGATATCATCTGCTGTAATGTACATCTCAACACCATTGTATTTGTCATATGTGATGATATCACCATGTCCAAATTCTCTTCTGTTAAGTTTGATACGGAAAGTAGATCCTTCTATACCTTTAAATTCATTGTTTGGTTCAATGTCCTCAATGATATAAGGTAGGTCAGTAGACACTGGTGTCTGCCATTTGTACTCTCCACGAGCATTATCTACCATTATAACATTTTTTCCACCAAATGAAGACATTTGATAAAGTGGCATTTCTACCTTTTGGGCCATTGCCCATAAATCCACTGGACCTAAATCCATTGGCTCTGCATCTTTTAGCATGTTCACCAAGTGGTAAGAATCCACATGGGAGCTTGCGTTGTAAGCGGTATCTCTAAGGAATATACCATTGTTTAAAACTGGAGTTGCCATTTTTTATTTTGTTTTTAATTGTTACTATTTAAAATTTCCTGAATATGTTGCCACCATTTCTAGGAAGTGTTCTTTGAGGTTTGTTACTAGAATTTCTTTGCTCTGGCTCTTCATCAAGTGCTGTTGCTGTATTTTTTCTAGCCTCCTCTGTTTTTAACATTCTTACTGCTTTTTCAGTAGCTTGTTTACCACCTTGCTCTCTTACTCTTCCTTTATATCCTTCTGGATCTGAAAGTAACCAAAGAGCTTCTGCAATTAAGTCATGTCTTGGCTCTACAAACTGATACTTTTCTAATAAGTGTCCTAGCATGTTTGTAGGTTTACCAGAAATTGATGGATAATTTGGTTGAACTAATCCTGAGTAAAGTTGACTCTGTGTCTTTTTATCAAGTTTAATACCTCCTAATTCACCTGTCAAAAGTGTATTATATACATTATCTGTATACGCTTTTGCTGCCTGAGTTTGTTGTTCTTTTTTATGTTCTTGTTCTGCTAACTGTCTTGCAACAATTTCTTCTTGCATTCTATCTAACTTTGGTTTAAACTGGTTAGCTTTTTGCTCTAGTTTTCCTAAGTCATTCCAATCTTGAACTTCAGATTCTATTTCTTCTGGGGTTCCAAAATTAGTAGCATATAAATATTGTCTTGCAATTTCTGCTTGATCATATTCATTTGAAGGATCTAATTGAATCATTTCTTCTACTTGTGCAAGTGTTCTAAATAATCCTTTTAAGTCTTGTCCTCCATCAGCTACATACTTAGCTGCAATTTGAAGTTCCTCTGGTAAAGAATTAAAAAATTCTTTTGGAACATTCTTTTTAATCTTGTCTTCTCTTTCTTGGAAGTTAGCTTCAAACAATTCTCTAAAGTCTTTAGTACTATATTCTTCTAATGGTTTATCATCATCAAAAGCTACTAAAGCTCCTTCTTCAATCATCTTCTGTGCTAGTTCATAAAGACCTGATTTATCAATCTTTGGTCTACCTTTATTACCAGCATCTTCTTCTTGACTGATTAAGTTATCAAGCTCTGCAATAGTTTCATCAACTTCTGCTTTCTTTTCTGCCTCTTCTACTTTATCAGTAGGTCTTGCAGGGTTGTCAAGGAACGAAGTGTCTACATTCCCTTTAGAGAACATGGACTTTGGTTTATCATCTGAATCTCCATCTGAAGGTAGCATAATACTTTCTGCTCCAGGGGTGCCAAATAACTCATCAATATTTACATCTACTAGATCTACCGTTGTAGAATCTTTTACCTCTTTGTTAAGGTCATCAATTTCTTTACTCATGTTGTTGGTTTTTGTTTATACTTTAATATACAAATTAAACTTGATAAATTTAAAAGCTTAAAACTATTTTTTTGTAATACATAGCTAACCTACTCTTTCTTTTTATCATTGCCTCCTTTATCAAACTTATTTTTATTAATTCTAGCTATCTCAAGTTGTTTATCAGCAATATCTTTTTGTACTTGTAACTTTTCTTGTTCAATAGCCATCTTTTGAGAATGTCTTAAATTCTCATTAGATTGTTTATCTCTAGCAATATTAGTTTGCTGTTGGTATTGCTCAGTTTGACGGATGTCTTTCATAGCATCTTGATAGTCAGACATTTCATTTTTATTAACATCTACAGCAGAACCATATCCAGCAGCTTTAATTTCAGCAACAGTAATATTATTCTGTAGTTGTTTATCCTGGTTATCAGCTTCAGCCTGAATCATCATCTGTTTCTGTTTTTCCTGAGATGCTAGTTGTTCACTTTGCATTTGTTGTTGCTGCTGCATCTCCTCTTGTTTTTGTTTCTGTTGTTTTTCTTCAGAAGTTTTAAGAACAGTATTAAGTTGAGCAATAGAATCAGCTTGTACAATTTTACCAAGATCATAAATACTAGCACCTGCTGTATTATTAGTCATGGCCATTTGTTTTAATTGTTCAAGAACTGATCTATGATTTGCAGTAGTACTACAAAAGATGTTAAGATCTCTCATTAATAAGTCAGTACCATTTATTTGAAAATTAACTTTTTCATCAGCACCTGTAATATATGTTAATCTTGCTGATGGTTTAGTTGAGTGATAATACTGTGCTAAGTCAGTACGCATTTGGTGTACCCTAGGCATTAGATAATCACAGTGTTGAATAAAGAATACCTCTGTCTGTGCATAAGATGCTGCAGCAGCTTGTTCTACACCTGTAGCAGTCATTTGAGATAACTGTTGTCCCATCCTTTGAGGATTAACACCTATTACTTCATATGCTTGAGACTTAAAGTAGTTTGCTATTTGTATTCTTGACATTAATCTTTCTGTCTGAGATAGATCTAGTTTCTGGAAATGTTGGAAGTTAAGAGCATTCTCTGTATTGGTAATACTGGTATCCAATGGTAGCATCTGGAAGTTCTTCATTGCTACATAAGCTTTAGCTAAATTACCTTTTCCCCAATCTTCTCCTAGTGAATGTCTAGGAAGAGTATTCTGGTCTAACATGATAATAGTTCCTAACTCATCTACTAATATGTCAGCAATCTGATTGTTTACTATGTTATATCCAATTTGGTATGGCTTCATTAAATCTAATAAAGCTGTTGACTTAGTATTTCTATCTGAGAATACAGATCCTTCTACAGGAAGTTTACAACCATATAAAGTATTGTCTCCTTTAAATTGAAACTTAAGAGGGTTAATTTTGTTTTTATCTACTCCAATATATATAGGAGAAAATCCACCTGGATTATTCATACCCCAAAATGAAGGAATATTTGGACCAATTTTTACACCACCCCAAACTTCATTAATCCAGATCCAATCAATATGATCTCCAAATACAATATTGTCTTTACTTTTATTCTTAAATAGTCTAGTATCATAAATTGGTTTATTTTCCACTTCATAATTTTCACTAACTATTTCATTTGTTACTTCACCATTTTCAGCAACACTTGTTAAGTGTCCAAGTTTTCTTTGGGATTTCCAATAGATTGTAGATACTCTTAATAAAAATGCAGTACCTTGGTCATAATAATCTTCTCCTTCACTTAGTATCTGATTAATAATATCACCAGATTCTAATACAGATCCTCCCATTGCACTAGTGTACTGTCTATACCCTAGAGAAGGCATATTAACATTTTGCTCATGAGATTTAGTACCATCATAGAATGATCCATCATTTTGTACTCCACCTATTGTATAACCAGCAGATCTGATAGGATAAACAGCTTCTAATGCTTCTAACTGTTCTTCTGTCATTATGTATCCATATCTATCAATAACATCAGCAGCTGTCATCATATCTGTTTTACCAACCCAATTAGATTGAGATATATATCTTGAATCTGGAGACTTGTGATAGAATGTAATAGCAGGATTCCATAACTCTACTTCATAGTCATCTTCCATCATGCGGAAATGCCAGAACTCTCTGTCTGTAATAAGCATATCTCTGAAAGCTCTTTCTTCTAACTCATCCATTCTAAATCTTTCAACATCTACTTTATGTTGATGTGATGCCCATTCCTCTACCATAGATCTATAATCTTTTTTAAAGAATTGTTCTATTTCTGGTAATGTTTTAAGATTCTCTGGACTCATTTGTTGTCTTGCTTCTTCAGAATCAGGATCTAATCCTTGTTCTAATAAAGCTGCAGTAAGTTTAATTTGAGCATCAGCTAGTAAAGTTTCCTCTACCATTTTTCTTTTTTGCTCTATCATCTCATTGTATGAGAATTCATCTACTGCTCTATATGTAAGTTTAGTGGATCTTTTTGCAAACTCTGCTACAAGTACATTAATTACATTTGGGATAATTGGATAAAACTTTAACTCTAATGCTGATTGATCTTCTTTTGTTAATATTTCTACAATATCTCTGTAATCATTGTTATCCTCTACTATGTAATCTGACTTGTCTATGATACCTTTTGCAAGCTTATAGTTCTTCATTAACCTGCGGGCATTTCTACGGATTTGTACTAGACCTTTCCATTCTACCCAGTCTAGGTTCCAAGCAGCCCATTGTTCATCTTTTTCTTTTCTAGAAAGAAACTGTAATGGTTGTGTTATAGATGCTAATCTATTATGATCAGTTTTAGCTCCTTTTTTAGCTTGTATTGCATTTATTATTTGCATAGTTTTTACTTTAAGTTTTTAAATGGAGATTTTTTAAATCCTTGACCATTTGCAAGTTGACCTTTCCCCATGTGACGAAAGGGACTTCTATTTAATTTAAACAAATTTTCTGACTTTTGCAAGTTTTTAGCACTGTCATCCATAATAACTCTTTTTGCATAACCTCTATTAGATTGCTGTATTCTCATAAAGGCAACCAAAGCTGCAAAAGAAACTAATCTATCCACATTGACACCTGCTGCATATTCTCTCATTTCAGTTAATAACATAGGATCTGGTATTCTTTCTATGCCATATTTAGTTCTTACTATAGTACCATCTGTTTTAGTTTCAACATCTAATTCTTCTTTAGTATATTCTATAGCATAATTAAGAAGATGCTGTTTAAATAAGGTTCCAGTATTCTTCCAACCATATTCCTGAAATACATTAGCATTAGCACCTAGATCTTTTAAGAACATGATCTGACTCTTAGGTACTAAGAACTTTTGTTTTTTTCTAGATATCATGTACTGAATAAATAAAGAAATATTATTCTCTATTACTGTCCATGCATTATACCATTCTATAATTAATTCTAATCTCTGGTGTGTTTTATTTAAGTCATCAAATCTACCACACCAAGCTGCTACAATTTTATCTGGTTCTATGTAAGTTTCAGTTTCTGTTCCAGTTACTTTTGTAACTTCTACTGGAGCTTTCATTACATATATAGAACATAATGATTCTGATGTTGTTGTTTTTCCCTCAGATACAGGGTCAATTGAAGCATAGTACTGTCCAAATGTTGGATCTTTAATTGGTCTTTCCCATACAACTAATACTCCTGTTTTATCTTCAGTTTTTTTAGTTATTGGAAATTCTTTAATAGGTTGTTTATTAGAATGTTTAACAGTAGGCTTACCATTTTCATCTGTAGAAATATCTAAAAATTCATATGAATATTCTTTTTCTTCAATTCTTCTTTGTTGTGCAGCTACTAGATGTGGAGGAAAAACAGATACAGATCTATGTGCAAAAGCTTCTTCAATATTTCTAGGATGCTGAGATATCCTTAACTGGTAATCTTCTGGAGATAATTCATCTTTCCATTTAGCAAACTGTTCATCTAGAGCTTTTAATGATTCTTCTACAAGTGAATTACCATACTCATCAATATGTGGAGGCATTGACCATTGTTCAGGAATAAATAAACCTGACAAACCTACAGTACCTTTAGAATCTATAAGATTAGTTTCAATACAATAAATATCTTTTGATGTAGGATTAAGCATCATATCCTTTAATGGATTACACTGAGATAAATCTCCTACAGAACCTGCAGCAATAAACATTCCTGTAGTTGTTAAACCTGATCTCATAGCAGGTCTCATGTACTCGTAAGTCTGATCCATCTTTGGTGCTATACCAGCTTCTTCATGAAAGAAATATTTTACTGGCCCACCTACACCATTTGTTGGATCCTTTTCAAAGGACATCCCCTGCATTGTACCTTTGAGACCAACTTCTGCTTTTCTATCTCCTTTTCTTACCTCAATCTTTTGTTGCCACATTAAAACTTTATCAGGAGACATAGGTCTATACCAAGCAGTATGTTCATTTAAAAATGCAGCATATTCTGCAAGAAATTTCCATGAACCTTTTTCATTTATATAATCTTTAAGACTAGCTCCTATTTTAAGTGTAACTCCTGACTCAAACCATAACTGATTTAGTAACTTAGATATATGAAAGTAAGAAGATGCTATCTGACGTTTCTTTAAGATAGCAACATGTTTATAATTAAGTTCTGCAAGTAGTTCATACAGTGCCATATGATACTGAGCATCTCTAATTTTTGCAAAGTCAAACTTCTGTTGTTCTTTATCAAAGATTGGTAAAAAGTTTAACCACATATAGTAGTCTCTTGTAATATACCATTTCTTGGTACCTTTTTTATAGAACACTCCTTTTCTACATTTTTCTTTTTGATTGTCCCAATAAGTTACAAAATCTTTAGATCTAAATGGAAATGTACAATATACATTTTGTTCTCTAAACTTTACTGCTTCTTGATTAAAAAGAAAACTTGTATCATCAAATTTATACTTTCCAGGTTCAGAAAATATTTCAGCAATAGAGTTAGAAAATTCTTCTCTAGAATCAAATGATACTGTTGTCCATGTACCATTATCCCAACAGGGTATGTCTTGATATATTTCACTCATAATTATTGATCATAAGCCATACCAATTCCACCTCTAACTTTACTAGATTGTTCATCTTGAAGATCTTTATATACTCCTTTAAATGATGCTCTAATCTGGTCAAAGTTTTTGGCTGCAGCTACTAGTGAATTAATATTACCATCTCTTCCTGCTGTAATCTGTGTAGTCTCCATATATTTAGCTAATCTATCTAACATAGAAGCCATTCCTTTATATGCTCTTGATGTAGGAGTTTCATACATTCTTTGACAAAACTGTAAAGCAATAAAGATATCATCATCTTCTGTAGAAAATTCAGCATTTATTTCTTTTAGTATAATACTTTCTTTATCAATCTCAGGAGTATGAAAAAAAGGATTTAAATCTGGATTAGGACAAGTCATATAAAAAAGATATAAATATATGTTAAGATGATCTTCTGGATAGTTATCCATTATATCTTTAAGGGCTTTTAGTGTATAACAATGTTCTGTTGGAATAACCACACCATTCTGAACATCAAATAATCTTACAATCATTTCTTTTTTACTTTATGTTTATTATCATGCAAATAATGCATAATACTTATTACTTCATCATCTAGATAAGGAACAGCAATTGGAAGGACTTCTTTTACAATTGGTTCATTATTATAATTAAGTTTAGCTATTGGATATCCCCATTTATCAACATCTTCTTGTTCAAATGAAATATGATGAATAAATATTTTTCCAGGTTTTAATTTAGGATTATGCTTAAGTATAATATACATATAAATACTTAATTGTAAGGCATAGTGATTAAAGTTACAATCATCTAAATTATCTAGTGGTGGTAATAGTTTATCTGACTTACCTTCCCAATCTGTATATGATTCTGTTTTTATTTCTTTATTAGTTTTATAATCTATGATATTTACTTTACCATTTACTATTTCTACTAAATCTGATTGTCCACAAATACCAACTGATTTAAGATACATCATATGTTCAGGATATACTCCTGGTTCTAACTTTTGTATAGAAGCATATTTTATGCCATCCTTTTCCGGTAGTGGTGAAAATATTGGAATTGTAAAACCTTCTCTTTCTATAGATGCTAATGCACATAAGTCAGATTCTCTTTGGTTATGATAGTATGTTCCTAATGTAGTTGCTCTTGTAGATTCAGCATTCCATATATTTTGGATATCATCTGGTGATATACCATACCATTTAGATTTTTTATTTTTAGAAACTTTTTCAGCAACCTTTTTAGCATCAAAGGGTTTCTTAAAATGAGAAACAAGAGTTGTTACACTAATCCAGTCTATACCTTCAGTGTTTATACTATTATAACTATGATCTATAGCATTAAATGTGATACTCATAATGCATCAAGTTTATCTTCTTCTTCTTCACTTATAATTGCTTCCCACTTTGCACCTTCTGGATGAGGACATGATGAGGATAAAGATCTAGTTTTAAATGTTAAAGAACATCCACATTCATTGCAACAAGGACCTGTACCTTTTACTGCACATTTTTTTCCTTTAAGTTCACAAGTATTACAGATATCATATCTCATTTTTGCTACCTCTTCTACAAACTCATCTCTAATAACAGAATTTTTAATTCCTTCAAATATTCCTTTTCTATTTTCCCAAAGTGTTTTCAGTACTGCTTTCATATTTGGTTTTTTTAAAATTTGTTTTTTTAAGTTCTTGTTCTGTAATTTTTTGTTCTAATAAAATTAAAAGTTCTAGTTTAGTTTCTAAACTTTTTTTATTATAATAAGCTGCAAAAGTTGAAGTATCATGGCTTTGTAAAATCTTAGTGTATCTTGGTATAGCATTTCTTACAAGTTTTGGTCTTGCAACAAATTGTCCTAAGCCTTCTACATTAATCCTTGGAAAAACTAAATTACTTAATAACTGTCTAACCTCATTATAATAAAACTCTACCAATTCCTCTACTAAAATATTTGATATATCTAATTCTTCAGATATATCCTTATAAAGTTTATTGGATTTCTTTGGAATCATTTCCTAAAAATTTGTAATCTAATAATATAGTACCTTCAGTTTGAATTTTTAAATCTGGATTAAGAAATATTATTTTTTTATTTTCTTTATCTTTTACAATAAGATTGTTTTTTTCTGCTTTATTAATGCAGTTTCTTACTGTTTGTGGAGACTTAAAAATTGTTTCTTCATCTGAAGATGCATCATAACAAAAATGTGTTAGTTCTATTGGTTGATTAAAACTTAATAGTGTTAGACAATTTAAATCAGAGTTACTCATTTCAATCTCATTTATATAACAATGAGTAAGTATTTGGAACTTAACTATATTCCATTTAGGCATCATAACTTTTTTTTGTACTTGGTTTACTAAAGCCATAATTATTCTCTTTTTAGTTTTCTTTCTCTTACTGGATTTTCATTAGCACCTTCTTTTTTAGTATATCTTTCTTCTGTTTCAAATTCTTCAGGGTGTTGCATTTGATACATTTGCATAGAATACTGAGTATCATACTGAAATCTTTTATATTTAAATTCTGATATTTCAGCTAATAACTTTTCATATTTATGTTGGGCTTCTAAAAAAGGAACAGCTTCTTCAAAAAATTCTTTCATTTCTTCTTTTCTAGCAACTAATTGTTCAGGAGATAAAGCTTCCATTTCTTCCTGTTGATTTACATTTTCCATTGTTTATATTTTATAAGTTTAAACAAATATACTATAAAAGTTTAAATAAAAAATATTTAAACAAAAAAAATCCAGATAAATTAAATTACCTGGATTATTATATCTTAAATAAGAATTTTACTTTTATCTGTTTTTAATTGTTAAGTTTAATATTGTTAGCATGTAAAATTCTCTATAGATATCTATCTCTAAAGTAAATACATCTACTGAAGATAATCTAAGTCTTATAGATATCTTATCCCATTGTTTTCTTGCTGATTTCCAATTGTTTCTAAATTTCATAATTGTTTGTTTAATTAATTAATATCTTTACTCTCTAGTAAAGTATATGTAAAATGATTGCCATGAAAATCTTTTGCTTTATTTATTATTTTCATGAACTCATCAAAATCTTTTGATCTTTTAAATACTTGGCATCCTTCTGACCAGTTCTCTACAAAGTTTGATACTGAACCTGCTTTGTGTATATTTATACCAAACATTCCTGTATCTGTTTCAACTTCATCAAAGGTCATGTTTTTATTTTTATCTCTCCATACAGTAACATTACCTAGTCTTTGGCATAGTGCCTCATACTTACCTTGGTGCTTAGATATAGTATATACTCCTCTATACTGTCCTGGTACTAATCTAGCTACACCATTAGCATTGTGATATTGTGTAACTCCTTTTTTACCTGGTTCAGTTGTGTTATCCCACTCATGATATTTCCATACTCCATCTAACTTATAAGATAAAGTAATTTTATCATCAAATAGATTAGTTACTGTTTGACCAGTATCAGAGTTTCTTACTCCTACTATATTAACATCATAATTTCCAGGACTTGTAAAATAAGTGTATCCTTTAGCTTTTACTGTTGCTGCTATTTGTTCTCTAGTGTATGTCATTTCTTTATCTTTTTAATGTCATCATTAATATCCTTAGCTCTTGCAAATAGTAACTTCATTGATTGCCATAGGTCTATACCTTTTACTACTTTATAGTTCTCATTAATGCTCATTACTTCTATACTAGCTAGAATTAATGCTACTACTTTAGTCAACATAAATGGTACACTAAAAAAAGTTAGTATGATATCATTAAGAATAAATTTATCTATAAGAAAAAACATTATTACAGTCATTTCATAAAGTGCTAGTTTGCTGATAATACTTGATAACTTTCTGCTAGTTATTTTTTCTTCTAATTTATTTGCTTTCCATATTCCCGTAAAAGTATCAATAGATATTAATACTCCAATCATCAAGAGTATTCCTGATATAGGTAAAAAGAATGCAAAGCAAATAGATATTAAAGTCAAAAGTTCTTGTTGTATAGATATTAATAATAGTGTTAACTGTGTTTTCATAATAAATAAAGTTTAATCAGCTTGTAACCAAAGTATACAAGTAGTATAAGAAATAATATTACTCCTAGTACAGCAAAGAAGTTAACCCACCAAGGTATATACTTTATCTTCTCCGGCTTTAATGTTTTAGTTACAACTTTAGTATGGTATACATCATTACCCTTAATAGTTCTATATATTGTCTGAACTCTAGCTTTAGATGTATATATGTTGTTTTGTAGTTTTGTCTGTAGGCTGATTAACTTGCCATCCTTGTCTCTAAGGTCTCCATTTAGTCTAGATATAACATTACCCAATGAGTCACAATAAAGTGTGTCTAATAGAGTTATAGTTTCACCTGGGATTGTTATTGTAGTATCCTTAAACTGTATTACTGTTATAGTACTATCTTTTTGTACACATAGTGGACAATACTTTGCTAGTCTCTTTTCAAGAGAGCAAGATGATAATAATAAAAGTAATATAATTAAGTATTTCATTTATTCTCCTTTAAGAGTGATTATAGTTTATATTTTTAAAAAGACAGCAGCAGATTGCAAAGTTCCGCTTGTAGCTGCAGTTGTATTTAATGCTGGAGGACTTGCAAATGTAGTAGGTATATACATACCAGTCTGTGAAATTGTATAGTTGAAATGTCGCGTATATAATACATTTGAACTTAAACTTGTAACTACTGCACCAGCAGATGCATCAATTATTACACCCATCCAATATTTTGTACCTGCTGTAAATGTATAAGATATAGGATATGTTCTTGCACCCGTAGTTGTCATACTTAATGCTGATGATTCAATTAACTTTGCTCTTGGGTATCCAAAACCATCATCTGAATAAACTAATATCTTTACATTACTTGCAGAACTTGCAGCAGTTGTAACATTAATTGATAATTCAGATATTGTAAATGTAGTTGCAGGATAAAATAATGACAACATCATAACGTTGACTCCAGAACTTAAAAGAGTAGTATTAAAATTAGTATCATATGCTTGAGCTGCATATAACCATGTTGATATTGGTTGAGTTAACATGTGGAATCCTCCACCTCCACCTGCAGAACCTGGTACATTAACAGTAACATTATTTCCAACATTTGTTGCAGTTACACCTGCACCTGTAAAATCAATACTATTTACATCAGAAGTTTTTACTACTCCTTCATCTTTAATAGCAATTTGTTTTGATATAGTAATACTTGTAGACATTATAGTGTATATGTATAAATAATAAGTGGATCTATTGTAGCTGAATTTGAATTAATATATATCTCAGTTGGTTCAAAGTAATTTAATAATCCTCCAGCATCATAATTAATTGTTACACCTTTAGGAACAGAAACATAAGTAACACCACCATCTGTACTTACTAAAATAGAAACAGTAGTGTCTTGATTATAAATTGATAATGTTAATAATTTTGCAATTGCTCCAGTATAATAGGTCATAGGTTTATTTCCATTAATTGTATTTATACCTGGTGTAATTATTACATTAGCTTGACTAGTACACAAAGTTGTAGAAACTGAATCATTACAAGTTCGTTGTCCTAATGGGCCTATAATATTTACATTAAGTGATGATATTATAATACTATAAATATTTACTAATGTAGTATAAATACTTTGTAAACCATTTAACATTTTTAATTGCCAAGGAAAATTATTTCCTTTATTCCCGTAATCTTGCAAATTTCCTATTGACATGTTTTTTTATTTTAATGTTAATATACTTCTCTCCATTGCATTGATGCACCAGCAGTTGTTGCTGTTGTTCCAATGTTAGTTACTGAAATAATATAAATTTCTGAATCTGTTGAATCATAATTTTGTGAAATATAATTTCCTCTAGCATTTGCTGATGTAGGATCTATACTTATTGCACCCCTATTACCTACTGCAGCTGAAACAAATCCAGATCCATAAACATATCCATTTGTGTTTGATACAGCATCTACACTAAATTCAACACCTGAGTTTGTATGTACACTTGTCCAAGTTGCTCCAGTTAAATATGAAATATTTGGAAGTTTAATAACTTTATATGTAAGAGGTTCTTTAACTGAATATATACTAAAGTCTTGTAAACGTATAAACATTCTGTTAAGATAAGTTTGAAAGTTATTTGTTAACCTAATTGCTATTAATGGTAGTGTAGCTCCTGCAGCAATTGATCTTAAACTAGAATTTAATGTTGACCAGTCTTGTCCTGCATCAGCATCTCCACCTTCACTTATTACTGTACTACATATTTGATTAAAAGATCCTCCTGTTGTTGCCCCTGTATTAAATATTTCACATCTAATTGGTAAATTAGGAGTAGCCATATAAGGAACAGTGAGTGTATTAGAGGTTAGAAATTCATTTGCTACAATATATTTTCCATTAACTAAAAATCCACAACGTACTCTACCTAAACCTAACCATGTAAAGTCTATAAATAAAAATTGTGTTTTAGTTATATCTAAATTATAACCAGAAGCACCTGTTCCATTACATTTATCTACATTCCAGTTTGCTTGAATTACTTTAGTTTCTACTGGTGATCCACTTGTGCTTGTTCTTAAATTAAGTGATAATACACCATCTCCAGTTTGTTCAAAATAAATACCATTTTTATCATCAAAGTATCCTGTTCTTTTTGTTACATTAGTAACGGCTGCTTTATAGCAAATTGTAGAAAAAATTAATTGACTTTTTCCTGGAATATAGTTATGATACATTCTTGTTTGATGTATAGCACTACTTGCAGGATTTGAAGTTGTAGATAGTAAAGCTGATGATTGGTTAGCATTAAAAGTAACTGTACCACCATTAGCAACTTTATCAAGAAAATTTATATTTAAACCATAAATGTGTTTATAGTCTCCAAGTGTATAAGGAGCAGAATCACGTTCTCTTCCAAAAGCATCACTTGCCATAACACCTGCTGGAGAAATAGTTGTATTAACAGCAGTGTTAATTGAGTCTAATCCCAATAACATTTTATATTGCCATGGAAAATTATTCCCCTGGTTTCCAGTATCTTTGAGATTACCAATTGACATAGTTAAGATTTTAATAAAAAAGTTTTTAAAAAAACTAATTTATATTAAGCAACAATAAAGAAGTGAACTTTAACAACTGCATTTAATGCTGCTGTACCTTGATTAGCTATTGTAACATCAAATGAACCATTTGCTACAGTTGATACTGTTACGTCAGCATTACCATTACCTACATATTCTGTAGATACAAGAACTACTGATGATGTTTTAACAACACTATTAGTTATTGTAAAAGTAACTTCATTTAAAGAAGCAATTGTTTGTGTAAAAGTAGTAACAACTCCAGAAGGTGTATTCAAAGTTACCCCAGTAGCAGTACTAGTTAACTGTGTTACAGTTCCTTTATTATATAAGGGCTTTAATCCATCAGCATTTAAAGCTAAAGTTAACCACTCATCATCTCTTGTTGCATCTTTAGCAGCAAGTGGTAATAAAACTCCTGTGTCAGTAGGTACAGTTGTTACATAACGTACTCCTTTTTTAACCCAGCTAATAAAATTTAAGATATCCATTTTGTTTGTTTTTTAAGTATTAATAATATATATATATAATATACACAAAATATTTTATATTACAAACTATTTGGTTCTTCTTTTATAGGTGATTCATCATACCATTCCCATCCTTCTACAGGATATGTGTAAGAATCTTTGTTTTCTCTAACTAATTCATAATTTGGACCATATACAAAGTTAGGTGCATAAAGCCAATTGTCATCTTCTAATTTATAAAATCCTGATGTATCTTCCATAATTATCCTATTATTGTCCATCCTATTGATGTTACTATTAATCTATCTGCTGCAGTTAAACCTGCTGCTCCTGTTGCTCCAGTTATATTAATTGTTTTTGTTACAACAGCTCCTTGAGCTGCCATATCATTAAATAATTGTACTATTTGTGCTGTACTCATATTAGTAAAAGTTATATTTATTTGAGGAGATGATCCAGTCCATTGTCCTGCAGAAGTATTTAAAAGTCTTACATTTTGTACATCTGTTTTAACGTTTAATCCATTTAATTGAAGTAAACTTAATGGTCCATAAAATGAAATTGTTGATCCATTTTTAAATCTATTGTTATTAAAAGCAGAGGCAGACATTAAAGGTGTTGCAGTTAAAGACCCAATTTTATCAAAGTTTGTAAGTGTAACCAAATCAGAACACCCATTAATCATTGCATTAATGTCATTTACTAAAGACAACTGAGCAGCTCCAGGTAAAACACAAGTTTTAAGACTATTACAACCGGCAAAACAACCATTAAATGTTGTAACTGCTCCTACAGTATTTGGTAAAGTAATGCTAGTAAGTGAGATACAACCATTAAAAGTACCACTAAAGTTAGTACAGGCAGACATTGAAGTAGGTAAAGTAACAGATGTAAATCCTATATTACCAGAAAAACAATTTGACATTGTAGTAACAGCATTTAAACTTGAAGGAAATGTTAAACTTAATAAAGACCTAGCCCCACTAAATGCAGATGTAAGATTTGTTAAAGCATTCATAGAAGTAGGCATTGTAAAACTTGTTAATAGATAACAACCAACAAATGTTAATTGCATTTGCTGTATTGAATTTTGAACACCTGGAGTCCATGATATTGTTTTTAAGCTATTACAATTAAGAAATGTTTGATTAAAAGTTGAAAGTATATATCCAGAAGGAATTGTAACTTCTTGTAATTTAACGCAACTATTAAACATAGATTGAAAACTAACAGTAGCTGTTGGTGCTGCTGGTAATGTAATTTTAAGTAAAGAAACGCATGATAAGAACGTATTGTTATATGCTATACAACCTGGAGAAGTTGCAGGTAATATACAAGATGTTAATGAAGTACAACTATTAAAAGTACTTTCAAACGTACTAACATTTATATTTGATGGTAAAACAATGTTTTTTAATTGACGACAACCACTAAATGTACTGTTTAAAGAATACAAGGATAAAGGATTTGATACTGTAGCAGGGAAATATACAGTTTGTAAATTTAAACAGTCTTGAAAGCAATTTGCCATATTAGCTCCTACCGTTGGCATACTTGTAAATTTTACCCATTCTAGTTGCGTGCAATTGTAAAATGCATATTGTAAGTTATTAGCAGCATTAATAGAGGGCATTGTAACAGATCTCAAATTAGAACAGCTAAAAAAACAACTACCAAAATCAGTACAAGAATTTATTGTAGTTGGAAAAGTAACAAATCTTAAGTTAGAACAACCATTAAATGTTCCGTTAAAATTTTGAATACCTGTTGAATTAGAAGGAATTGTAATTTCTAGTAAGTTCCAACAATTTTGAAATGCAGTCGCATATGTAAGTGTAGCAGAATTAGAAGTTGGCATAACAACTTTAAGTAATGAATAACAATAACTAAAAGTAAACTGCCATGATGTCCAAGATACTGTTGCTGGTAATTTTACATATTGTAACTGGCTATATATAGATAAACAAGTACTACCTATGATTGAATAAAAATTAACAGGAGTTACATTTTGTGTGCTATCACCATAATATGCTTCTAATACATGACAAATTTGAGGACTACCAACTGCAGTACTAGCAGTATTTAGAATAGCCATTATATTACAGTTATTTAAAACTGATACTCCAGTTCCTGTAAAATAAACTCTAATTATAAATGTTGTATAACCTAAAGAACAAGGTGTTCCTGTTCCTGGAGTATATGTATGAGTAGTATCTGTTGTAGCAGTAGTTGTAACTGTACTAGTAGTTGCATCTCCCCAATCTATAATAATGTTTTGAGAACCTGATGTTCTTGTAAATGTTGTTCTAATTGAACATGCTGCATCTCCAAGATCACAGAATAAGAATTGTACTTCTGTTGCTACATCTGTAATTACAGGCCAATCTGAAGGTCTAGAATATACTGCTGGACCTGTTGTTCTACTAAAATAATTTTGTAATGGTAAGTTAAATGCCATAATTATATTGTTGGGAATATAGTTATTTCTCCTGTTATATTTGTTTGTGGTGGAAATAATGAATAAAATGTACATGATCCTGCAGCCACTGTTACTTCAGATTGCATTCCACAAGTTGTTACTTCAAGATAAGCAGTCCTATCAGGAGTAAAGTCTACTCTTGTATTTACTGTTATGTTTACATTAGAAAATGTATATGTATAATATCCACTTACAAGTGACCAACTTGTTGAAGTTAATGTTTGAGCTGTTAGTTTATATATAGTTCCTCCACCTCCACCACCTGAAGAATTTATAGTTACTACTCCTGTACCACCTGCAGGAGATATAGTAACATTTGTTCCTGCAATAATTTGTGTAACTCCACCACCTCCTCCACCTGGAGCTGCCCATGTACCATCTGCACGTAAAAAGTTTGCAGTACCACCACCACTTGCAGGTGCAAGACCTTTTAATGTAGATGTAAAGGTATCTATTAATGTTGTAGCTTGTGTACCAGTTAATGTTTCAATATTACCCGTGCCTGCTGTTACTCTTCCTTGAATTGTACTTGTTGCAACCTGTGCTAACATAGCATTAGTAACTACATTTGTACCTATTGTAGTAGTTATTGAAGTTGTTCCAGTTCCGGTAACATTACCAGATAAAGTAATGGTTTGATTACCAGTTATATATGTATTAGTATCAAGAGCAAATACACCTGTTCCTGTCATTTTTACAAATGAAGTTGAAGCATAAGATAATCCTGCTAATGAAGTAAGATTAGTAGCTAAAGGTTGTCCACCTAATCCTGTTAAAGTATATGTAGGTACATTTAATACTCCTGATAATAATGTACTTGCTCCACTACTTCCTGTTACAGTTAATGATGTAAATGTAGCTGTTGGAGGTGTAGGTATGTTTAATACATTACTTACTAAAGTGGCAGCACCTGATCCTGTTGTTGTTAAACTTGTTATTCTGTTTGTATATGCAGTATTCCAATTTGCACTATTATCAGTTATTGAAGTTCCCCAAGCTGAACCTGTTGAAAGTGCAATACCTGCTCCAGGATAAACCATTCCACCACCACCACCACTTGACCATGAAGTGCCATTGTAAAAGTTGAGAGCATTTAAAGTAGTGTCATAAACAATAAGTCCACTTGCAGGAGTAGCAATAGCATTCTTCTGCGTTGTGGTCATTACAGGTGGTAAAAAACCTTGTGTTGTAGAACTTACTTCTAACACTGCAGAAGCTGCAGAAGGTGTTCCTACACTTAATTTATTTTGTATTCTTGCAGTACCATTTACGTCTAACTTATATCCTGCATCTGTTGTAGTGTTTATTCCTATGTTTCCTCCACCAAATATTCGTATTCTATTTACTGAATTGGTGAAAAAATCTAAATTGTTATTACCAACTAAAAAGAAAAAAGAATCTCCCGATGAGTATTGGCCAAATTGAAATTTATTTGAATTTGTAATAAGACTGCCTCCAAAAATATCAATAGATGCATAAGATGTATTTTGATTATTTTTAAATACAGCAGAAGGAGAAGTAACTGAACCTAAATTTTCAACATACAAACCTGTTAAAGCTGTAGTTGAAACAATTGAAGTTTTCGCAGCAGGAGCATTTGTTCCAATTCCTAATCTATCATTAATATCATCCCAAAAGAAGTTTGCATTGTCTTGTTGTAGTACACCACTTGTACCTGCAAATAATACAGAACCTGAAGTTAAAGTTGATGCAGTAATTGAACTTGCAAATGTAGCAGCACCTGCAACTGCCAATCCATTAGTTGGAGCAGCTGTTGCTGTAGTAAATCCTATTGCAGCATTACCTGCTACTTGTAATTTTGAAGTAGGTAAGGTTAATGAAGTAGTAATAGTTCCAGTTCCTAAATTACCTACTGTTACATTACCATTTTCTGCTATTAATAAACTTGGTGTATAGTTACTTGCAGTTGTTCCTGCAATAAAAAATTGAGAAATACCTGTTGTAGAGGTCATACTTGCACCAAATAAACTTTGGTCTTGTACATAAGTTGTACCAATATAAGGCCTAAAAGTAAATGCACTAACAATGTCTCCAGTTGTTACTGCCGTAGGGGAAGCATTAGTTCCTCTTGATTTAAAAAATTGTGCAACTGCTGCTTGTGGACCAGTCTGATTTTGATACAGCATTAAACCTCTTGTTGACAAACCTGATTCACTTATAATACTTAAACCTTCATTAGCATTATTCCAAGAAAATTTTGAACTTGCTCCAAATACACCACTATTATTATATTGAATTTGAGTATTAGAACCCGCTGGACTTGTAACACCACCTGAATATTGTGGAATATTTAAAACACCTGTTGTAGAATTATATGTAGCTGCACCTGATGTTCCTGTAGTAGTTAAACTAATAGCTAATCTAGCTAAAGCATCTGTATATTGAGTGATTGTAGATGCTATTGTAAAAGAAGGATATGTTCCTGTAACTGATATTCCTGCACCATTTGATAAAGAAACAATTTGATCTGGAGCAGAGTTAGTAATTACTCCTGTTGTATTGTTGTAGTTTATTCCCGTACCTCCACTTAAAGAAGTTAAGATTATAAAGTTAGAACCATTTGTAATTTGATTGTTGTTAGTTGGAATTGTGATAACTCCTGTTGTAGAATTATATGCTCCTGAACCTGCAACAAATGAATTAGATAATCTTGCTCTTGAATCTGTATAATATAAATTAGTACCTTCAGCAATGTTTGTAGTTGTTAAACTTACAGCACCTGTAAAACCATTTACAGAAACTACTGAATCAGTATTGTCTACTTTTTGCCATACACCACCATTAAATATTGCCCAATCTCCAATGTTCCAATCAGTAATTCCATTTAAGTTAGTAGAACCTGCAACATTTACAATATAATAATATCCTGAAGTTCCAACACTACTTGTTAATGGAGGCGTATTAGTTAAAGCATTCCAAGTACCTTGATAAGTTGAACCACCTATTAAACCATTAATTTGATTTTGAACTTTACCAAAGGCAATTAAGATAGAATCAGTAGCTAAAATAGTTCCTCCTGTAATATTAACTCCTGTTAAAACTTTTCCTATTACTGCTGAATTGACTAAAGATGGATTTGTATAAGTTCCGCTTAATTCACCTCCTGCGGTAATACCTGATATGGTTGTTAAATAAGTAGAGTTATCATAAGAAATAACAGTACCTATAATTTTAACAAAACCAGTACCATTTAATGCAGCTTGTTTAGCAGTAAAAGCAGACCAATCTGTAGTAGATAAAACTCCTCTATTAGATGCAGAAGCTGTTGGTACATTTAATGTAATTACTGGAGTAGTTGTTCCTGTAGCTACAGTAGAAGATAAATCAGTACCAGTTGTACCTAAAGTTAATGCTGCTACAGAAGTTACAGTACCACCACTATTTATTGCATTTAAAGTAGTACCTGTTAGTGAAAGATTTGTACCAAGTGTAATTTCTTCCATTACACCTGATAATGCAGTGCCCCGACCAACTAACCTATTTGTAGTCATCAAAGTTGTAATAGTTCCTGTTGTAGAAATAGTTCCACCTGAAATTAGACCGGCTGTTGCTATAGAAGTTACTGTACCTGTTCCATAAGGAGCTGTAAAATATTCTAAAGCTGTTTCTCCAGCATTAACTCTTGCTAGTTTTAAAGAATTACCTGTTAAACTATCTAAAGGAGATAATTTAGTATTTAATGCTATTGTTCCTGCAGAAGTAATTGTACCACCTGTTAAACCTGTACCTGTAGCTACGCTAGTTACAGTACCTGAAGTAGTAGATGGAGCAGTATTAATTATAGTAAAACTTGGATATGTACCTGTTACAGATATTCCTGTTGATGGAGTAAGTACTACAGTTTGATCTGGAGCAGTATTAGTCACAATTGGTACAGTAGTTGTACCTCCTATAGAAATTCCTGTACCCGAAGATAAAGATGTTACTTTATTATTCCAGGTAGTTGCAGAAGTTATTCTTGAGTCTGCTAGAGTTCCTGTCCAACCAAGTGTTAAACTAGTTGATTGAAGCAATGCTGTAGCAGGTGTACCTCCTAATGTAAGAGTAACATTAGTGTCATCAACCTTAGTTAAAGCAGATGGTGTAAAACTTGGTATAGTTGGGAATGTAGCTAATGTACCATCTCCTCTTATATATTGTGATACTGTACCAGTAGGTATTGGATAATAGGTTGATGCTGCTAATGTAATTGTTAAATATGGAGTTAATGCAGAGGCTGTTACAAATCCTGATGGATTACCAGTTAAAGGATAATATAATAAATCATATGTTGGTAGTCCATTATTCCATAATACAGAAGGATTAGGATAAACACCAGATAAATCTCCACCAGCTGGTCCTGAAGGAGCTCCTCCTCCACCACCACTACCACTAACTAATAGTTTTCCAACTTTATCTACTACTTGCATCAGTATGTTGCTCCATATATATAATAACTAGTGCCTACTACACTTGAATAGGCAATTATTTGATCACCCTTATTTAATGCATATGAGAAATCATCTGTTACTGTATCACCAGCTGATAAATTTAAAGCATACATTAAATTTGTTGTTGCTGAACCAGCTTCATAAATATATATTTGTATATTATATGATACAGCATTATTAAATCTAACGGTAAATAATCTATTTAAACCTGCTGAAGAAGGTCCCCCTACTGCTAAAACAGTACCTGTAACAGATAGTTTTCCGGTTTTAGTAAATTCACCCATACTATAATATACAAAAATTTTATGACAAAAAAAATCCCTATGATTAATAGAGATTAATAACTGACATTATATCAATGTTCCTGCTATAAAAATTAATAGAAGTGCTGCAATAATAAAATATGAACCAGTAATATCACCTTCAGGATCTAATTCATATGAGTCTTTAACACTATTGTATAAAGGTCCTCTAAAAGAGTTTCCTATAATCCATAACAAACATGCTATGCTTAAAATAAATAACATTATTAAATAATTCATAAGGTATCAATTCTACGTTGTAAATATACCAATGCTTTTTCTAAATCTTCTTTATTGTTAAAAGTTTTTTTACCAGCTCTAGCTAAATATTTTATTACATTTCCTAAGTAAAAATCTTTATCTAACTTCCAGGCTTCTAGCACATTAAAAACTTCATATGTTGAATCTTTTCCACCATAGTATTTAGGACGTGATTCAAAAGGTGGAATATCTTTTCTAAAGTCATAATTTTTATTATGTTCAGAATCTAAAGTATTTTTAGTTCTTTTATCTATATCTTCTTTAGATAATTCTTTAGAATTAATTTTATCAGTACTTGTTCTTCCAGAAAAATACGGATTATCATCTGTTATGTTTACCATATTATTGCAATATCCATTTCATTAAACATTAGCTTTACACTACCATCAATGTCAACTTTTTCTGCATGTTCTAATTGTCCAGTTGGAATATATACTGAATCTCCAACAGCAATCTCTTCTACTTTATCACCTATAGCATATACAGTTAATCTGTTCCATTGCTTCATTGCTTCATACATTAAAGCATCTTCATCTTTTTCAGATAACTTAATTACTGATTCTTTTCTTACAGGTACCTCAATAAGTATCCGTCTTCCTCTTAATGTTTTAAATTGTGTGTTCATTTTATTATTTATTAGGTTATCAAATTTAATTCTTGCTTCTAAGTTAGTCTCTGACTCTGATGTTAATTTTTGCCATATACCTAACTCATGTTTTGTCATTTTAGTTATGTTTTAGAGTTGTCACTTTGTATTTAATAATTTTGACACAGCAGTCTGTGCACTAATTAATTCTCCTACAGCATGATCAAAAATAAAACTTTTAGAAGCTGATTTAGTTTCATTATTATAATGATCTTTTAAAATATTTACAATATCAGCAATATTTTTCTTTACTTTATAATCTGAAGAATCTTCTTCTGTACTAAATTCAATACCAATTAATTCTTCACCAAAGGTTAGAATTTTAGTTTCATTGATATCAATAATACCATTTGGGATGGGTGTAACTCCTGAACTCATAGTGTTGGTTTTTAAATATTATTTACAAATATATAATTATTTATAAATAAAAACAAATATATAAAAATTATTTTCCTATTTGTTTTATAATTTATACAATTTCCAACCACATTTAGTTTTTTCCTGCCTTTTATGTTTTATATGATTAAAAACTCCAATAGTTAATCCTGTAAATTTAGACATATCAGTTAATGATTTGTACACTATATCATTAGTAAATATATTAATCCAACCACATTTATTTTTATTATTTTTTGTAGTGCTCATTTGGTTTTTTGTTTTAGCACTAAATTTATATCCTGAAACACGTTTATATCCATTAGCTTTTTTTGTTTCCCATGCTTTCTTTGCTTGATTTGATCTAGCTTCTGAAGTCATAGTTAACATCCTATCATATTTTTCCGGATATTGTTTTTGTAAAGCTTTTATTGTTTTAGATATCTTTAACTTAGTTATGTTAGATTGAATACCACCTTCTCCACCAAAAGTTAAATTATAACCATAAGGAGCAATACAATTATATTTTTTAATAAATTGAATTTCTTTTTTACAACAATCTGTTTTGTTAACACAAATGCATAAGACTTCCCAGATAAAGTTATCAATAGAATACTTTCTTATAGCCCTTTGAAAAAAATAATTATAATGTTTTCCAGATTTATTATAAGCTTTTCTTATATGATTTTTTATTCTGGTGCATAAAGTTCCAGTAGTATAACCAATATACTGTTTATTATTTATTTTATTTGTTGCAATATATACTAACATACTACAAATATAATAAAACTATAACAAATAGTATATAAGTTTAGAGTTATCTACCCTGAGAACGGTATAATTTTTTATAATTTTTAGAAGATTTAAGTTTAGATCTTTTAGTTTTTGCATGAACACCAGTTCTAGAAACTTTTGGTTTATCTAACTTAGTAAATGTATCTTTAATTTTTGCCATGACTAATCTTTTACAGGGATAATAGTTCCTACTGGATATGGTGCACCAACAGGTGCTTGAGTAATTGATGTTTGTCCTTTATGAACTCTTAATGCTTTTCTTAAAGGTAAGGCAGCTTCATTAAGAGGACCATAACATTTAACTAATGTTACACCATTTACTTCTTTAAAATATTTACATGGCATACAGAACATATTACTCATTCCTCCACCTAATGTATCAGATACAACAAATGATCTATTTACTGTAGTTAAAGTTTCCCATGTTGGTGCTTGAGGTACTGAATCAAAATACCAAAAGAAAGACCATACTGTACTATCAGTTCCATCAGGAGACACAGAAGGTTCCGGAACTAAAAAAGAATTACCAATAGATGGACCATCAATAACAGGACATACTGAACAACCTTCTACAAATGTTCTACCTTGAACTTTTATTAGATTACCAGTAGGTACTGCAGCAGATGCTCCACAGAATGCAAACTTACCTTTATAAATATATAAAGCATGTTGTTGACTAAAAATAAAACTTGTTAGCATCAACAAGCAGATTGTTATAATTATTTTCATATTATAATATACTAAATATAATTTACTTAAGCAAATATAAACAATATCTGTGACATCACCAATACATAAATCTTATAGTAGGTGATTATTCTCCCGGGTATGTTCTGTCTCAGATGTACCCCCCAGGATGTCAAGTTTATTGCACCAAAAACTTGACAAAGTTATTTGGATTTTTAGTATGTAAGGGAGAAAGGAGGGTCCCTCCAAAGCACCTCCCCCCACTCTCAGCCAGCCGGGGTACCCCCCATTGTTTTATACAGCTTTATACTAATCAGAAATTATTTTCTAAAATAATTCTACCAGGAAATAGTTTATTGATACTATCAAGTACATAGTAACTATGCTATGCTATGTAGTATAGTATACTATAGTATATAATAGAGTAGCTTAGAAAAGTCTTGGCT